TCTTTTACTTCTACACCATCACAAGAGAATACCCAGCCAAATCCAGATTTTTCTAAATCCTCTTTTGTGTGATAGATACTAAAGGTAGTCCCTACTGTAGCGTCACTAAAATACCAATAGTTATGTTTACTATTATACTTGAGGTATGCATAAGTGTATTTTACCCCTTTAATCTGCACTGAGTATTTAGTAAGTTTATCAACCCCATAGCCATTTAACCAAGCCTTAGCAAATTCATCTGTATTATTTCTAATCCACTTTAAAACTTGTAAAATGTTACCCTCAAAATCATCTATAAACTCTTCCATTGCAGAAGCATATGGGGACATTGCCTCTAAAAGTTTAAATCCATTATCCTTGCAGAATTTAATCCAATCTGCCACATATTTTGGCACTACTTGTTTTTCAGTCATAAGCTTTCGCCCTCCATGTTATCGTTAGCTCATATCCCCCACAGTGTTCGCACTCATAGGGAACATGGTCTAAAATAGTTTCATATTCTTTTTCACAATCCTTACAATAATAATCATATACTATCATTTATCAGGACCTTTCTTTATTAGCTGACCAAAATCAGCTTCCTCGTCGCTTAGGTACTGTAGTTTAGCTCCCCTAGGGTCATCAACCTGTAGGATATATACATCACCAGACCTAAAGTTACGGAAATAAGTTGTCATCTTAGAGGTAGTAGCCCCTTTACGTTGCAAGGTAATCATACTTTCATACCAGCCCTCAATAAATGTAGAGCCGTATAAGTCGCTTGTGCCTACCTTACCTCCTCGCTCAATCTTCCGTGTGTGGTGTACTATAATCACAGAACACCCTGTCTCATCACGGAACTCTGAGACTGCTCGTAGCCTATCAGCCACGTCTTGGTGCTTGTTAATGTCACCAGAGCCAAACAGTAGGTACATAGGGTCTAGTATCAGTAGCTTAATGTCATTCTTCTTAACAAAGGACTTAAGGTGATGTATCCGGTCTAAGAACACAGGAGCTTCTGTGTAATAAATTGGTAAGTCCTCTGTGCCTGCCATGGTTTTGAGCTTAGCCTTCTCCATGCTAGGATTATTTTCTCCTTGCACAATGAGAACGCCTCCCTGCTTAACCTTGTGACCATCAAAGTCTCGTCCTGTAGCCACTGACACAGCCATATTAAGCGTTAGGGTCGATTTAAAGCTCTTAGAAGGCGCTCCAATGATACCAACTGAGTGATTAGCCCACAGACCCTCAATAAGCCAGAAATCCTTACCGTCCCATTCCTCAATATCTTTGAGGGCTAGGATTTTGACCTTCTCATTGTTAGCCTTTGTGACCCCTCCTGTGTGTACCTTGCCAAATGAGGACATTCTATCACTAGGTCGCTTATCGGGCTCTAGCTTAGCAAACACACGGTGAATTTCTTTCTGTAGGGCTTTCTCAGTCTTGTATTTGCTCATAGCAATGTCTGAGTTCAGGAGCACAAAGTAAACTTCTTCTTTTCTTGCTCCTGTGTTAATCATTTTCTGCTCAATCAGGAAGCAATACTCACTCCGGTCAGTTCCTACTACCTTGTTATCAAACACAGAGGTCAGGTCATAGCGCTCAAGTAGCTCATTCAGGTCAAAGCGTCTTTTCTTAATCTCACCAGTTTCAGCCACAGCTGTCTTAGCTTGTTTAAAGAATTTCTTTAGACGCTTAATAAACTCTGACTTACGGAACACTGTTCCCTCACCCTGCAATCCTGTGATATTGAAATCACTCTTATACTTGTGATTGACTGTCTGAGGCACACGGTAGTAGTGCACAATGTCTGAGCTTGTCTTATCAAATCCATACTTTTGTACCAGGGTTCTAGCCACCTTCTCATGCTCATCAGGGGTTAGCGGATTATCCAAAATCCATACACCTTGGTACTTTTTAGGACTAGTTTCCCAAACATAGCTAGGCTTGAAATACTTTTCAGGTACTCTTGCCCCGTCAATATCCATGAACACAAGGTAAGTCTCCTGTGCGTTCTCCTTAAGGCGTTTCTTGCCTTTGATAGGGGTAGGACACACATAGAGCTCAGCCTTTTTCCTCTGTGAGCCTAGATACTTTTTCAGAGCTTTCAGACTAATTGAGGTTTCCACAAAGTCCCTTGCAAATCGCTTCTTAGGGTCTTTTTCGTTTGTGAACTTGTAATTAAGTCCCACTTTTACCTCGTCATCAGGTCCAAAGTTCTTGGCTAGCACCTCCTCAATAAAAATGTTAATCGTCACAATGTTCTTCTCCTATCCAATGTATCCCAAGTGCCTGAGCGTCCTCATCAGCCTCAATATCATAAGGGTTATAGGACATATCAATCTCAGGTAAGCCATGTTTCCTACGAAAAGCATTTCCATGACCACCGGGATATTTCAATTCTTCTTCTAGCATTTCTCGGTCAAGTTCTTCTGTTTTCTTAACCCACAGGTCGCTTTCACCTCGTTCTGCATAGCTGTACCAATCCTCATAATCATCTTGGTCTTCTACTAGGTCAGGGATTTCTACCAGAGACATGTGTAGGTTGCCTTCTGTGCCCTCTACAGGGATTTCAGCATACCTCTTGTCCTGATACTTGACAATCTCAAACCAGCCGATATATGAGGTCACAGGCTCTTCTGAGCTATTATCCTCTGTGCTAAATGTTTCATGTGAAACACTCTGTGCTAGGACAGGTTCACTATAGAACTCATCAGGCACACCAGCCAAAGCCATCTTCTCCTGTGTGCTTCTCAGAGGGATTGTAACCATGTTTACACAAGGGCGCATAATATCTACTAGAGCCATGAAAACATCATTACAAGAGCGTTTTAGAGAGTGTAGCCATGATTTAACAAGCTGTAGCTTGGTGCTATCCATGGTCTTGTTTGTAGGGTGTAAAGTCTCCTTATACTCACAGTACCAGCTGTCTGATTTCTCAAACGTGATAGCCTCTTTGATTAGGCTGTTCTCAGGCATGATACTGTAGATAAGCTCTGCTGTTTGCTGTGCTGTAGGGGCTTCTTGCTGTAAGAATAGTCCATTCACAGTGATTGATACTCCTTGCCCTACTACACGTTTCCGTGTGAGGATACCAAGCTCTTCTAGTAGGCTTAGTGTATTTGTCAGAGTAGACCGGCTCATATTAAACACAGAGGCGATATTCTCTAACTTATCTGGTGCAAAGCTGTAATCCTCTCCAAGCTTTCCTTCTTTTCTAGCCTGTGAGTTGAAAGCTGATAGGAACACAAGAGCGTTATAAGGCAATCTGAGCTTACCAGCCCACCAAGTCTGCATTGCGAGGTAGTTTGTGCTCTCTTCCTCAATATCCCAATAGAGCTTATCAGGCATGACTTTTCGTGCCCAATACTCTGCTCCATCTCGTCTTCCCCAGCCCCAGCGTAGAAGCTCTTTATCATAGAGGCTCTTGATACCAGCTGTGAAAGTCCTTGAGTTTATTTTGAGAATGTCATACACATATTCCTGTGTAAAGTAGTTCTCCATCTGACCTCTTGAAATTTGACTATAATAAAGACCAAACAAGACAAGCTCTGCTTTGTTCTCAATTTGGTCTAGTGCATTTGCAGGTATTTTAATGTATTCCATACTATCTCCTTTCTCCTGCCGATAATTCCATTATACACCTTAATTTTTTAAAGTCAATACCTTTTTGCAAATTATTTGAATTTATTTTTAGTTACAGAACTTCTAATTAGATAGCTACGTACCCACCAAGTTGATTTTATGTCAGGGTATTTATCAGTAAACCAATGGGTGTCTGAATTAGACTTATTAAGCTCCTTAAGGAAGCCAATCTTATAGTCAGAACCATCAATCTTAAGTATTATACCTAGTTTTCCTCTTGTATTATTATCTTCCCAGTCTCTTGTGACTAATACTGTTTGCCCTTCTTTAAACATATTTCACCTCACGAAAATTTACTTTTTGATAGAGAACTCTTAACACAATGAGCATGAATATACCAAGTTGACTGTATAGCCGTATTAGTATATAACTTGTGATAAAACAAAGCCTCATTTGTCTTTGGTAATTCCTCATAAAATCCTACAAGATATTGTCCTGCCCATGTATCAACGATTTCTCCTACTTTACCAACTGAAATTCCATTATCACAGCTCTCTGTGACTACTACCTTATTTCCAATTTTTAATATCTTATACCTCATCTAAATTTATTATTAGTAAACTGATAGTCTACATATTCATTTCTAGCCACCCATGATGAATACCCACCATCTTCCCTACTCCAAAGGCTGTCTATACTTACCTCAGAAGGAGTAGTCATAATCTTGACTCTGTATGGGTATTCTGTATTAGGGCCAATATCCTCAACTATAATAGTACCCCATGTATATTCCGTTAGTCCTAACTCAGTATGTGGCTTAAGCCTTATCTTGTCACCTACCTTAAATCTTCTAGTCATAGCTTACTCCTATCTAAATCTATTATTTGTGAAGGTGTTAGCAAGCTCTAATTCTCTAGAGTCAAGCCACCAAGTAGCTTTTAAACTGGGATATTTGACTCTATAATCCTCCAGCTCATAGTTTGTCATTATACCCTCACAGAAGAAGCCTACTACATGTCCCACGCCTCTATTGGCTATTATAGTGCCTACCTTGCCTTTAGCTGTAGTGTTGAAATTATCTAACACAACCACTCTATCTCCGATTTTAAATCTTTTCATGTCATACCTCACTTAAACTTATTGTGCGAAAATACTTGCACAGGCTCTATATAGTCATTAAGTATGTACCAACAGTTATATTCTGTGCTCATAGTCTCATCATACCAACCAAAGGGGCTATCTAAAGGAAAGCCAATTAAAGCTCTATAGGCATAAAACTCAGTACCCATTTCTATTAGTACAGCTGTCTGACCTATCATATTGGCTTTATGGTAACCCTCTTTTATTCTCACATAAGTTTTACTCATCTGAACTTACTCCTTGTGATTGTTGTTACATTCTCTAAATACCCCTGTCCAATCCACCAGCAACGATACTCGGTACTATAAGCAATGTCATACCAGCCAATAGAACCTTCTAGTGGAAGCCCTATTAAGATGGACTCACCGTCCTTCTTTAACATAACAGCTTCCACACCTACAAATTCCCAATCAGGATAACTTTCTTTTACCCTTACCATTCTTTTACTCATTCTTTATACCAAAGTACAGATAATACCAGCTAAAGAATAACACATAGCTATATTTCTTTATAGTGTATTATCTGTACTCTCCTTTCTTATTTTACTAAAGTACAATTAATGCATACTAAAGAATATAACACAGGGAGTATTCTTTATAGTGTATTATCTGTACTTTGCTATGCTGGTTTGTATTCCATTCCCAGCTCGGTCACAAGTTGTTTTAGGCTATCGAGCACAGTGCCTTCTTTATACAGTGCATAGGATTTGTTACTCACAGCAAGCCATGATTTAAACCCTTTGCAATTTTCGATAATGTCCATTGCCTCGTCTGTGTCTCCTGAGTAGATACACATGATGTCTTCTTTTACAAACTCCCGATAGGTGTTATCATCATAGTTTGCATAGTCTGAGCCTTCCCAAGTCCCTACTGTAGCTCCATAAGAAGCCCACACAGGGGCTTTCTCTGTGTATTTCCAATTTGCTGTGTCCTTACTTTCTAACCATGTAAGGAATGAGAGTAGACCCTCTGTGTTTTTCCTATAGGCTTCTAGGTTAATAAACTCATCCCTTGTGTGCTCATTCTCATAAGCGGCTGACAAGTTCACAATAGGTTTGTCATACTCAGGACCAAGCACAGCGACATCAGTATATGAGCCCTCAGCTAAGGTATAATATTTTTCTAGCTCTGTGAGAATTTCAGGGATTGAGTTCTCATCATATTCGTAAAATACCATTTCATTCCAGAAGCCCTCATGGACTCCTCGGTCAATTTGAATGAGCATTGAGCTATCAGATAGGGCTTGCAAATCATCTTCTGTGATAATTCGATTAGAGCCTACACAGCCAATCTCTTCATCAGTTGTAAAGAGCACATGAGGACGTTTCCCAGCCTCAATTACATCAAGAATAGTTTTCACACCGCACCGGTCGTCAGCACCAAGGCAAGCCAGCTTTGGATTGGCTTCTGGGCTCAGTGTAATATACCGGTCAGAAATCATCAGGTCTTCTGCTTTCGGGGTTGCTTTTTGTCCCGTTTCCCCTTTTTTCGTTGCGTAGTTATAAGAGCTAGCCCCTCTGTGCGTGTTTATGGTGTCTAAATGAGCCACTAGGCACGGTTGAATGTCTTCTGAGGGTGATACCCCCAGAATGTAATAATCGGTCGCTATGACGTTGTAAGAGCGTTCTGAGAGGTACTCAGGTAAGCTCTTGATTAAAGCGTCTTGTGTCATAGTCAATAATTTTTCAAAAGTGTTTGTGATTTTAGTCATTAAATTTCCCCTTTAGTTCTTTAATTCGTGTTTCAAAAATGTCTGCTGTGTCATCATAATTTGTAATAATAGACATGTCGAGGTCATGGATTTCATCAGCCCACTTGCTATAGCTGTCCTCTTCCAGAATTGAGGCTGTTCCAAGTGTCCGATAGTCATTAGCTCCTGACATATTAGACCAATAATTTATGTCCTCATTGTAGGCGTCCTCAAACTCTAAGCCGGACTCGATTGTCTGACCTGCAATTTTCTTAAAGTGTTTCAGCTTACGTTTGAAAACTGTTGCAAGCATTAGGCTTGTAAGGTCATAGGCTGTATATCCAATTCTGTTTACATGGTCTTTACCCTCTGAGTACATACCAGCGTGAGCAAGCTCACCATATTTTGTCTTAAAGTATGCACGGGCTAGAGGTGTAGCCTCATCACTTATTAGGTCATAGCGGTATAGTTTCAGGTATTTATAGCCCATAGCTTTCAAGATAAGTGCTGTTCCGTTACCTGCACAGCTTCCTGACTGATTGCAAGAGTTCTGAAAAGCCCAATTATCAACATTATTAGGGATTGTAAAGTCTCCCATATCAAGCAAAATGACCTCATCAGGTCTTGACACATCAGCAACACAGCCTAGCCACTGTTTGAACTCATTGAAAGCTATCAGCTCCTCATTTGTTGCTGTAACTCCTGCTTTTTTGAGCTGTTTTGAGAGTTTAGGTGCTTGTTTTCCATGGTCGATTACAATACTATCATTGTTATAATATTTTCTTAACACGTTCTGCATGTTGACCTCTAGGATTGTATTTCCATAGTTAGGGGCTTTTAGTACATTTGTGCGGTAGTAGTCACAGAGCAAGCCTACATCTTCCCATTCCTCAAAGTGTTCAGGCTTTTTGTAGCCCAGCTTGTAAGCGTATTTCAGAATTTCATTAACCATTCTTTTTGGTATTTTGTGTTCTAGTTCATGTCTGATACTAGTAATGTTGTCATATTTACGATAAATTAGAGCCTCTTTCAGGTTCTCAGCTCGTTTTTTCATTTTATCTTCTAGCTTTTGGAGCTCTTTCTTTAGCTCAATCCGTGTAAGGATTTTCTTTTCAAAGGCTCTATACTCTTCCTTGATACCTTCCCATTTTTTAGTATCATTGTTTACATCTGTGAAATAGTGTCCCTTTCTATCGTACTGATAAAGGAATAGTGCCCGATAGTCTAGCCCTCTAATGTTTCCAATATCTGAGCCTAGTTCATTAAGTGGAAAATGCTCCATAAGCCAATACACAGCCTCTTTAGTGCCCTTTGTGAATTCTTCTGTGTACTCATCAGCGAGCATTTTATCAATCCGGGCTTCTAGTGCCTGATAGGGTTCTCCCTTCTCAAAAGAGGTGTTAATAGCTTTCATGAGCTCATCTTGCTTGTCTTCTGGTGTTTCTTCTAGGAGCAACAAAAAAGCCTTCTTTACTAGAGGCTCATTTTCTAACATATTTAAAATAGTATCTTTCATTATTTAAAATCCTTTCACATTTTAGCGTTTGTATAGTGATAGTGCGGTACAGCCTTTCACTCCATATTGTCCAATCTGCTTACCACAGGGAACAAACATTCGCCCTTGATAGCCCAATCGGTGGAGCTCTTTTGCGGTCACAAGAGAAACAATGATGTCTAGTTTTTCTAGTCTTCTAAGCTCTGATAGAGGGGTTTCTAGTCCATATCCGATAGTATTGACCGGTACACCGTGGATTTTTCCCAAATCCTTGTAATAGGCCTTAAGGCGCAAAGGAGCAAACCTTCCACTTACCCCAATACGCTTTGCAATTTTTCCGTCAGTGTGTAAGATAGTCACAGGGTGACCCGTTAAGTTTTCAAATCTTTCGTAGATATTTTTTGTCATGTTCGCTTAGTTCCTCCGCTTCTTTTTCTGTGATTTTTGAGCTATAGCCGTCTGTTTCTCCAATAGATGTTGGCAATAGTACCAATCCTTTATTAGGTACACGATACAGCTTTTCATCTTCTATGACTACCTCATAGAATTTAGGCTTGATTTCCTCTTCTCCTGAGATTGTGTAGCCTTCTACTAGAAGGGTAGCTAGAGCCATGAATTTTGAGACCTCCAGAGCCTCTGAGATAGCGTTTAGCTCTCGGTCGATAGGTTTATCCTGACCCTTGCCAAACTCGCTGAAAAGCTCTGCTAGACGCCCTCTAAAGCGCCCTTGTTCTTTGACCTCTCCCAGCCATGCTGAGAGCTCCTTACTAATTGTTTGTACCATATTTTTATACTCCTTTCATTATGGTATTATATAAAAGTATCATGATGATGAAAACTACTATACTATTTTGAGCTACCATGATAGCCCTTAAGTCCTCATCAGTTTTAAGAAAAAGCCTCCAGAATAGGAGACTTAGAAAGCTATACACTATATACACAGCGTATAGAAAAGGCGCTAGGAAGATTAGCAAGATAGCTATACAGCCCAGCACCATAGATAATAATGCGCCTATAATCTCACCCCCTAGTATTCTACAATGTCAAAGTAATCTTCCAAGCAATCATGGTCGCAGAAATGGTCACAGCCATTAGCTTCGATATAGTTTCGGCTGAGGTGCACAGGAGAGCCACAGCAGGCGCAAGAGTCCAGCTGGCTGTCATCTTCTCGCACCCAGCTATCAATGTTTCCAGCATATACAGCGTCATCACGGTTTATATACTCCCTATATTCATCAGAATAGACAACATTGTCTTCATCTAACCAGCCTTCATTTTCAAGATAAATCAATCCTTCTTCCCCCAAATTAAGTTCGCTTAACTCTTTAAACTCTACAGCCCCAAAGTCAAAGTTAGGGCTATAGTATTTACGCACACTACCACAAGCAAAGTTAGACCAAAAGCCATCACAGTTTACAAGGTTTCCCACCTTTTCTGTGGTGTATTCTATAGTTTCCCATTTAACCCCATAGTGCACAAGCAAGAGGGCTAGGGGTGCACTGTATTCTCCGTGGTTACTTACCCGATACCAATCGGTAACACAGAAGCCCTTAACTTGGCTAAAGTAGTAAAACCGTCCGGTAGGTTCACCATCAGTGTTATAGATATAGCAATATCTTGAGCCTTCATAGGTTGCTAGGGCTGTACTTGTGACATGACCGCAACTTTCAGTATTATTGCATGAGCCATCAAAAGCCCATTCATCTTGTTCTTGATAGTCAGGCAATTCGGCTGAGAATTTGACTTTGAACTCATAGTCATAGGGGTTACCTTCATAGTTATTGAAATAGTCAGCGTCTGTATATAGCCCGATAAGTTCGGTTACAGCTTCACCCCAAAACTTAATTTCAAGGTCAGATACTTCGATTTTTAGCTTGCGTAACTGTTTAGCAAGTTTAGGCTTATTTTCGCCTAATTCGATTGAGTCTGTGTTAAAGTAGCGGTTCAAAAGTCCGTTGATTGAAAAGTTTTCCATGATATTTACCTCTTTTAAGTGAATGATTATGAGGATAACCCCTCATTGATTTTAAATTATTGAAATGTTATTGCGGTATCATTTGCCCCTTCTGTGAGGCTGTATAGGTTTGGTAGTCTGTAGGGATATTTAGGAGCTCTCCATTGTCTCCTACAACCTGCAGAAAGTAGTTGCCTTGTTGGCTAAATTTAGCCATTATCTCCCCTGTGCGAGGCTGAGACTGAGAATAGCCCCAGAGACACAGGAGAAGGGCTAGGATAAGCCCTGAGAGTAGTTTTTTCATTTGTCCACCTCTTCTAGTAGAGGCATGAACTCAATATAGTTACGGTCAAGATATGCACAGGAGGGATAGTCTGCGCCTGCTTCTCCTGTGATGAGTTCTGCGTTCATAAAGTCACTAATGAGCATGTATAGTTCAGCATTAGTGTCTTTGTAAAGGTCAATGAACATAGTCAGAACCTTTTCATCTAGGAAGGTTAGGGAAATGTCTCCCTTGTCAAAGCTGATTTGAACAGACAGGGCTGTTCTTGTGATTTTAATTGATTTTGTCATAGTGCATGACTCCTTTTAATTATAGTGCCCTTGTGTTTGGGCTATGACTCTAGGAACTGTTACACTCCTAAAGCCTCATAGTTGCGGTTGCATATTTATTATTTTGAATAGTGTCTGCGTACTCGTTCGGACTGTTAGTCTTTAACCCTACAGACACAGCGGTTTTATTGATATATAATATTATTTCGTTCGTGAGCTAGTGCAAGCAATTCCAATTATTTGAACGTCGAAGCAATGGGCTTGATGTCTGTAAGTAGTGACTGTCTCGTTGTTTGATAGTGATAGCACAGAAGGCTATATATTCAAACTGACAGTGTATCTTGCATAGTCAGAGGCTCATTGCTTTATATGCTGGGCTTTGCTATAGTGCACTAGCTAATAAGTTGTTGAGTGGCTTAGCTTTCACTAGTAGCGCCTTTGCACTGGCTAAGTAGTCGCTGAGCAAGCTATCTTACTCTCTTACGTAGTTACCTCTTCCGGTCACGTGCTAGCTAATCCGCTAAGTCTTTGCAAGCCTTTCAGTAGGGCGCTTGTTCTCCCTTGTTATTATTCAATTTTCAAAGGACAGGATAGTAGCAGGATAGCCTGCGGTAGTGAGGACTCATTAGCCCCTTTCCTTATCTCGGTAAAACCATTATACCATCTTCTAACCTTGTAGTCAACAACTTTTATGCATTTTACCCTATATTTAATAACTATAAGCTGTTATAGCTTTTAGCTATAAGAGTCGGCAAGTGAGAGGGTGAAATATTTATGTATTTTCGATGTCGCATATATTTGACATTTCGGGAGAAAGTTTTTTTCTTTCGTTCGTAACTATTTCTCACCCTAAACGAAACACCTCTCCTCTCTCCTCACTTACTAACGAAAGCTTTTTACTTACGTACGTAAGCACCTATTTACCTTACCCTTTACTTTTTAGTATAAAGAAGTGGTATATTTTTCCTTGGTTAAAAAGGGTTAAAGAAAAAGGTCGATTAAAAAAGAGGGAGGCAGGAGCGGCTGATTGATTTGCCTATTCACCACTCATAAAAAATCAATAGTAAAATAAATATGTAATACTATCTTCTGTCTACCGTCCAGGGTTTTGTACTATACCACTCATACCTAATTAAAAAATGAACTCACTATCCCCATGTCCCAATTCCTCCATTCACCATTCATAATAATTCGATATAATTCGTATAATATGATTTAATTCGTATTTATTCCTCTCTTCCCATGTCCCATAAGGATTTATATAATTTGAATTAAATCGTATTTTATAATTCCTGTGTATTCTACTGTATGAATAGCTATACGAAGTATGGCTATGAATACTAGTAGAATATTATTCTCTGCGAGTGATAACGAGCTGAGAGAATAATCCTATCTCTGGTACTAAATGACTCTATCTCTACCCTATGAGCTCATATAAGGCTCTATTTTATTTCCCTAGTATAATAACACTCTGAACTACCTAAAATCGAATACAGGGCTTTCTATGAGCTCTAAGGCACTACTCTGTACCGTCAGGTACTACTATAATGTCCTAATAAGACACAGGGGATTTATATAAGCTCTATATTATACAAGAATGACCTTCTCCTTTATCACTATGCATATTGCCCTTTCCATTGAGGCTCTAGGCTTTTTAGCTATCCTGTGTTATGTATTATTCATAATTCTGAGTATATATTTAATCTCATGCATATCACACAGAAGGCTCTATAAGACACAGGGCTGTATATTACTTAGTGAAATAATACTACGAGCTCTGCGAGGAGTATTATGAGCTTAGTAATATAACAAAGACAACGAGCCCTGCGAGGAAGTCTGCGTTAGTCTTCCAAAGATAACCTTCCACGAATACGCAGTATGAGTTGAAGGGTTATCCTGTGCCCTTATTATGGTACTAAAATAGCCTCTCAAATTTCAAAATGAATATAGTATAATTTATTTATAGATATTTTAGTATAATATTAAATTTGTGCATTTTCTATGATTACCCTGTGGATAACTCTTACAAAGCCCGTCACTAAGCCATTTCACAATTTCACAATGTTACCAAAAAGTCACATAACTCAATTTTGTAATTTATTTGTAACAAAAACTGTGGATAACTAGCCATTTCTGTGGATAACTTGAAGGATATTATAGCATAATAAATTAGTTTAAGAAAAGTTATGTAACATTTTTAAGAAAAACTGATACTATTCTACTACCCTCTACATATACTTTATACCTAATTACATAGATTTATTACTCATTTATCTATCTAACTATAATATTTACCTCTTTATCCTACTAAATTTACTAGTTTTATGCATAATTCTGGATATTTCGTGCATATTTAGGGGGTAAAATGCATAAAATAAAAAGTGTAGTGTCTGAGTTGACAAAATGCCCAAAAATCGTTATACTTGCAGTATCAGTGCGGCGGTGTTGTATCATGTGGGAGGTATATAAATTATACTAATGAATATGATACTAATAATATGCATAATTAATATTCATTTATATAATATATAATTCTTAGTGAATAAACATAGCCCCGCTATGTTTATGAGCTTAGAATTATATTATCTACCCTGAGTGTAACGAAGGAGTAGATAATAGGTGATAGAGTATTGAATAATAAAAATAGGACCTGTGATAGGTCCTTTTATGTATATTCAATTTTAAGGTATCTCACTGTGTCATCAAAGTCCTCAATGAACTCCTTAGATATTCTTTCCTTGGTAGCTATGTCTCTAAAGTTATCCCTGAAAGCTTCCATATTCCTAGAGCCTAGTACCTCAGCATGAGACACACCATAGTATTCCACAAGCCAGTTAGATAATTCATCTATCTCCTCTGTGCTACGTTTCCACCACCAGAACCACTGTGTATGAGAGAGTCCAAAGTGAGCCTGTGCCTTCTTAATGTTCCCGAATAACCTTTTCACAGCCTTTGAGGCGTCAGCCCTTAGCATAGGATTATAAATAAATTCACCATACTCACTGTGAAGCTCAAAGTATTCCTTCAAGTAGTTCTCATAGCCCTTGAACCATTCAGTAGGTCCTGAAATATTATACTTCTTATACCACAGATACAATAATCCTCCCTTAATGAATGTCTTGCCTGTCTGATACATATACACAGAGGCCATGTCCATTTCCCAGAATGGTACATCAGGGAAGAATTTCTGGATATTTATATGGTCTCCATCCAGATACACCTCAGAACGCACATATTCAGCCATTCTGCTGTAGTAAACAGATAGTGTGGTACTTTCCCCTAGGACTTCAAATAACGCTGCTGTGGACTTGCTAGAGGTCTTTAACGAGCCTGTGCCTGCCATTATGTATTTATGTACGTTGGCTGTGCTTCCAAATGTCCTAGCCAGCTTCTTGTTCAATCCCTTTAGCATTTCTCTTAGGGACTCATTCAGGTTCTCTATATAGGTCACAGTGATTTCCTTACCTAGGCGCTTTGTGTAGTAGTCTTGGAACTGCTGTCGTCCCGACTCTATGAGTTCCTCTAAGTCATACTTCCCTGTGTCATATATGTTAAATAAGAATTCAGCCGTCACAGGGGATACTAACCTATTCTTTCTTGAAACTTCTTGTGATTTAATATCTGAGAAAATATACTTCATTTTCCTTACCTCCATGTAAATATTGTAGCATATTTGGTTAGGAGTTTCAATAAAGAAACGGTTGAAAAAGCAAAGTACAGATAATACAAGGTAAAGAAAGGCACAGAGTATTTATTCTTTAGTATGTACTATCTGTACTTTGGTAAAATATCCATAGTAAAGTACAATTAATACAGTATAAAGAATAACACAGAGCTATATTTCTTTAATATGCATTATCTGTACTTTGCTTGCAAAGTTCAGATAATAGCATATCAGGAAATTAGTAACACAGGGAGCGTAATGATGAATAGCCTCTGTGTCTTTTCTTAGGGCTAATCCTTCCTGTGACCTTTCCTATAGCTCTGTAGTAAAGTACAGATAATACAGTATAAAGAAGAGCTCTAAGAGCTATGTGTTATTCTTTAACTTGTATTATCTGTACTTTGCTAAAAAGCGAGATTTTTACTTGCACTCCCCTGTGACTTATGGTACTATAGATACATAGCTCAGGAGGAAGTATGTTACTCAGTTTAGACATTTCAACACGTTCAACAGGATACGCCATTCTTGACCACAACGGAAAAGTGGTTACCCATAATGTTATCTCCCCTCGCAACGATAGTTACCTAGAACGTGCACAAGAAATGGCTGAGCAAGTAAGGCTTCTTCTGCATAGCTACCCAATAAAACGGGTAATTATAGAAGAGCTTAAAGTTCTCAAAAATCAAAAGACCCTTGTGTGTTTGGCTATAACACAGGGAGTGATTATTAGAGAGCTTAATGATTTAGCTATCAACTTTGTTGGTCCTTCGGTCTGGCGCAAGTTATTTAAGTTATCTGGTCTCAAACGAGCCGAGGCTAAGAAACATGCAATAGGCTTGTGCAGACGGAAGGGGCATGATGTAATCTGTGATGACGACGCAGAAGCGATACTGATTGGAGAATATTTTTATGAAAGTACAAGTAGTGACATCTACAAAAACTTACGAAGTACCAGAAGGGCTACTACCAAAAGTAGAGCAAAATAATTCTGAGAAAGTGCTTCGTGTGAATTTATCTGACACAGAAGAGCTTGTGTGTTACAGCTTGCAGATGTATGAGCTAAAAGATGGAGTACTCAGTTACTACTGTGTTCCATCAAACATTATTTACGAAGAAGGGAAACCTTTGGAGTATAAAATACAATCGTTATTAGGCATGGGGTAGGAAGACTTTTGCTATAAACCTTTTCATATTACCTTTCTATAACCTTTCTATTACTACCAGACCTACCCCAGCTGGTTTTGTGCGTGTGGTGAAGTGGCTTAACACGGAGTTCTGCAAAAGCTCTATTTCTTTCATGGGTTCGAATCCCATCACGCACTTTGCCCTTTGTGGCAATGTATTTCATATATCTCCTGTATCGTTAGCCTGTGTGATTGTAAAAGGTCACATGGGCATAGGAGCAAATCACCTAATTACCAAACACACAGTGTTATACTATACATACGTTGCTCCGAAGAGTCCCATAGTGCTATCACTGTGGGATTTGTTTTAGAGGAAAGAAGGTTATTATGACTAAGAAATCAGAGAAAAGATTATACTCAGATGAAATGCGAGAGCTGAGCTTTGCCTCCTTTGAGGATTTAAAAGCTTATGCTATCCGCTGGGGTCTTGAGGAATATGATGAGGACATTGTGAAGGCTTTCGGGCTTAAACGCTTTGCAGAAATTCCTCCGGCTACGCCAATGCGGATTAACGCTTTGAAGCAGATTTTTGAGAGTATTGAAAATGGCACAGCACGAATTGAGTGGGCTAACCGTATCGAAGGTAAACCTACACAGACCACTGTGAACCTGAACCGGGAAACTGAGAGTATTGAGGAGCTTGAGCGCTACACCAGTGCTCGTCTTGATAAATTATTTGAGGACTTGTAATGGCAAATTCACAGGACAAGATATTCATCAGGAACTATGATGATTTTAAAGCAAGGCTTAGCGAATATGTTAATCGTGTGATTAACGAAGTTCCTAGCGACAACTTTGAAGAGGCTTTAATTGGCTATCTTGTGGACCTTTACACTGACTCGTTTTATGAGGAGCTTGAATATATCCTTAATGAACTTGGACTAGAGCTTGATGAGGTTGAGTATCGTAATGCACAGAATAGTATCAATCAATCAGGCTTTGCCAGAAGCAATTACACACGTCTAAAAGAGATTTTTGCCAGTAGGAAAGCTGATATTCTAAGTATTAGAGACGAAGTGGTTGCTGAAAAGGGCGTACTAGACCAAGAAGAGATTGATAGAAGGATAGTACCAATTATTGAGCTCATCTCTGTGTCAGAGGTTCATATGGCTATTGAGAAAGCCTCAGTAGAGACTGCCAAGGTGCTTCACCATATCACAGGAGAGGTAATCTACAAGCGGTGGAACTCTGTGAACGATGAGCGGACTTGTCCAATTTGTAGGCTTCTTGATGGGACTAGAGTTCCTGTTGGGATTTCCTTCATTGAGGGACTTGACCCAGAAGATGACGCTTATGACATTGCTGTGAATTACTTAAGTTATACAGGAGGAGACTTTAGCTATGCCCACCCAAGATGTAGATGTTGGCTCACCTATGAAAAAGAGGAAGTTACTCTCTAATAGGGAAAAGCTAAGCATACTGCTGGACACTGTGACTCCTAAGGAGAAGCTAAAGAAGGCAGTAAAAGGGTATATACCAAAACACTTTAAGAGAAATAGTATCAGAGAGACTAAGGGCTTTGAGAAAGAGCTTGAGTATTATAAATTAGGCTTCCGTACAGCCCTATCACGGTTTAATATTGAGCTTTGGTGGTCACAGGCTGTGCAATTCGGAGCTTTCCTGAGTGGGGACTATAAAACAGGCTACTGTGTGGCTACTCCTCGTTATGGTAAGTCCTTCCTGTGTGGAATTATGAGTAATAATTTCGCATTTTCAGGGCAGAACTGCTATGCTGTAGGGTCAACCAATGAGTATTCAGGAATTATTATCCAACACGCCAGAGAAATCCTAGTAAATGCTCACCCCTCTGTGAAAGAAATGCTGAGCATGGACGAAAATGACGTATCGGCTGTTGATAGACGGCTAAAACGTGGTCTGAGCTCATTCTCTAGTGAAGGATTTAGCTTCCGTAACGGAGGAAAGCTAGAAGGGCTCTCTGCTGGTAGTAACTTTACAGACCCCTCTAAAATCCATGTAATCGGACGTGGAGGAAATATGTTTGGAGATGAAGCCAGTGATATTTCACCTCTTGCTCTAGGGCACATGGCACGTCGGGAGTTTGAAAGTGACACAGGTGAGAAGCTCATCATGTATCTAATCTCAAACCCACGGTCACTGAACAGCTTCTTTGACTTTATGACCAAGGAAGAGCTGGCAGATGATGAATTTGTTATGTGGCTAGACGTTGTGACTGCTATGGAAGAGGGCTCAATTAACTACACAAAAGACCAGCTCATGAAGTCAGGTTTTACAATCACAGAGGACTCCATTCGAGAAAACCTTTTGTGTGAGTTCCCTGTGGAGCGGTCTAACTTCTTTGACGCTCAGCCTGATATTCTTGAAGAGTTTAATTCCCTTAACCCTGACCTTGAGTGGTTTCTTGGAGTGGATAGTGCCTACAAGGGCGCTGACAGTATCCAAGTAACCTTGTCTTGTATAGACAAAGAGGGTCACATAACCGCTGTGGATACCACGGATATTAAACCTAAGGAATGGATTGATGGTATCACGGCTAGAGACGTTGTGAATAAGATTATTACAATAGCCAATCAGTTTAAGGTAAGGGCTATAGCTATTGACTCAGGAGGTGGAGCTCACATTGTTCAGCCTCTTAAGATGGCTAGGCTGTCAGGTAAGCTAAAGGCTTATGTGTATGATATAGACTTTGGTGGTAAGGTCACAGAGGCTAAGAAGATAGCTCATGACCCTAGTGCCGAGTATGCCTTCAATAAGCGTGTAGAAATGCACCTTATGTTGAGAGGAATGATGGAGGCACAGCGTGTGTCCTTCATGACAAAAGTCTGGGACGGAATTGCTCGGCAGATGTCCTTTGTGGCAGAAATTCAACGACCAGAAGACAGGCTTGTGAAACTTAGACCTAAATCTGAGATTAAGAAGCTAATTCACCAGTCACCAGACGAACTTGATAGTGTTCTATTGGCTATACATGCCATAGAGCTATTCTATTTGGAGGACCATTGATGGGAAGAAAGAGAAAGAAGAAAGTACAGAAGCCTCAGCAAGCACAGCTGAGCCGAAGGACTCCTGAGGAGCTTGAAGGCGTAGAAGCCATGGATAAGTTCTTTAATTCCGCTGTGGAAGACCGGTTGCTATATACTTCTAGTGGCTATCGTGAAATGCCTATTGGTAAGGACCTTGATACCATTGAAAAGCTTGCTCTGAGCCTTCCTGATGTAGATTATATCCTTGACAGCATTGTGTACTATATGTTCACTAACCGACTGACTACGAAGGACGAAGAGAAGGATAAACTCCTTAACAAATTCTTACAGGAAACCAACTTTAACGGTCAGCGTAATATTGATGTCCTGCAAGGTGTGGCTAAGGGATACCGAAAATATGGTTATTATGGGCTCTATAACTCAGGGAATGGTCTTGTAGGAGTTCACCCTAAGGACATTCTTGCTATAAATATTCCATATCCTGAGCACCCTGTGTTACGCCAGACGTTGGGCTATGTGATTAAGCGTACAGACGACGCTCATGCTATTGTAGACCGTATTACAGGCTACAGTAAGGGATATTCTAACCTTGACATTGAAGCCTATATGGATTTGTTACAACACCCAGAAAAGTACAAGGACGATTTGCTCCTTGTTACTGAGGATAACTTCTCCTGTGTCAAGTTGGATACTTCCAAGGTATTCGGTATTAGTCCACTACTTAAGGACCGCAAGCGTGTGCAGTTGCTCTTGAATATTCTTGATAGAATGAACTATGATATTGCTCGAAACGGTATCGGTACGATTGCTCTACAAGCAAAGGATAGTATCATTGATAGCATTGAAGAGGGTGAAGCAGAAGGGTTTGTTCCTAGTGCTGGTCAGCTTCTTGATATGGGACGTACCGCTAAGAAGGAACGTGCTGACAAGATTGCCAAGGACATGGAGGATATTTCACAGAAGCTCTCAGAAACAGAGTATAATGACGCTATTGTGTACTCTAGTAAGTTTGAGAACCTGCTACAGCTGACACGAGATACTAAGGCTGTGGACTTCTTAGATTATCTGTCACTGTATGCCTCATCTATTGTGGCTCAGATGTTCGGAGTTCCTGCAAGGTTATTTGACTTAGGTAAGACAGTATCTAATATTGGTACACACAGTATCATTGACAACTCAATGAAGAATAATATTATCCCTATGCGGACACACTTCATTGGTCAGTGCTCACGGCTTCTTGAAAATGCAGTAGGGCTCAATCACCATGAGCAAGACATTACATTTGCAAGTTATGAGTTCTCTAAGGACTACAACTATAGCAATGACATGACAATTCTTGAAGTTTATGATAGACTTAAGGAAATCAACCCAGAGAAGGCAGAAGCCTATCTGGATAAAAACTTAATTATTTAAGGAGATATAAAATGCCTAGAAAGAAAGTTACTGTTGAAGACTTGAATGAAGCTTTTGTAGAAGCTGTTCATGATGATACTCCAATGGCTGTGGCTACTAACTCAGGTAAGGTAGTTAGTGGAGATACACGGAGAGTTGGAGAGGCACGTAAGGTAGACTATGAGCTTGAGTTCTGGTTGCCTGTGCCTGAGGATTTTGACCCAGCAGGTTCTGACTTAGAGCTTGTGATGGGAGGTACGGCTTATGTGCAACGAGTTGAGGCTAAACAGCGCTTTATCTCAGCACGTATTGGACGACGTGTACGTAACTATGCCTCACGTGTGGCTATTGCTTTTACTAATTTCAAGGAAGATGGCTCTACAGAAGTTTACACAGCAGAAGATTTCTTCAAGCTGTATGAAATTTTTGATGATAATGTCATTGAAGCCTGTGAAAATATTATTGTAGAGGTGCTAGGAGTTTCTACCAACCTCATTCAGTACATCACAGATGAGTCAATGATGGAGAACGTCCTGAAAATTATGCAGAACAATCCCAGCTTTTTTCAGACAAATTAGTTACCTGATTAACTACGGCTGGGCACTAACCTGTGGTATTATTCAAGAGAGAGGGGAGTGGAGAGGGCTTGCATATGATGATGTAATCCCTGTGCCACTCGATGAGATAGATGAGCAAGTTCTTGTCTTGACCAAGGAATACAATATTCCATATCTTACTCTCATGGACGATACAACTTACACAGATATTGGTGTATTATATGCTAAGGTTGCCAACTCTAAGGCTTTTGAGGCTTATAGCCAATACATTAGCCTAGATGAGAAGGGAAGGGCAGACCATGTGAAAGACTATGGAGAGCCTAAGCCTTATGAATATGAGGTAATCACTGCTGAAATGCAGGAACGATATGCGGAACAGCAACAGAATGAGTTGCAAAAGATGTATAAGAGACAAAGGAGTATTTGATGTCTTCAATTATTACAGATGTGTTAGGATTTATTGAGGAAAAACGAGGAGCTATTAAGCCTGAGTATGTTCGTAACGGTAAGCCTGTGTATACACTACGAAACTATGCTGATATGACTGACCTTGACGCCGATGTGTTGCTTAACGGAGGTCAATTTAACTTAGCGGAGAAAGTACCTACATTTGGACGTGGAGGAAACTTGCTTCGCACACCACGCACCTCCTACGCTGTGAACGTAGAGATTGCATTTGATAACCGTGTGAAAATTGAGAAACACACAGATGCTAAAGGTAAGGAGAGTGATGTTTATGTCTTTGTTGTTGACCAACGAGCTCTTATGGACCAATCTTCTGGACATATCTACGCTAACTTCGTTGTTGGCTATATTATAGGTCCAGACGCTAAGGGCAAACCAGAAGTTAAGGGTACTAAGCACATCAAAGAAGATGAATTTGTGAATGACTATGACCAGACATTTGACCCATCTTCCATGGAAGAAGTTATGGAGCTTATCAACAAGTACCGCCTACAACATGGTACAGCCAAAGTTATTGAAGAGTTGAAATTCAATAAATAGTTAAAATAAAAGTGCAGTGTGCGGTTTGACTTACTGTGCTTTTTTTGATATAACTAGGTAGACAATTATTAAGGAGGACAGACATGGTACGCAAGTATAAAACTACTACTGTTAAGCCAGCTGCACCAAAACTAACTCCCTCAAAGGAAAACAAAATCAAAGTCGCAATTATGAACCTAAAACTTACGGTTGGTTCACAAGAAATGACTTTCAAATCACCTTTGGCTGAGCAAATTTTGGCAAAGGTTAAGCACATTATTGTGGGACGTGAACAGGTTCAGTATTTTGATAAAGCTGACAACAAGTTCAAGTCATTTACTTATTGCTGTGGTGACAAGTATGAAGTTTCCTTCACTACAGAAGAGCGCACTCTTCAAACAACTGAAGTAGACTGCTACAAGTTCCCAATTACTTACGAAGGAGATAAGTAATGAACGAGACAATCGAAGTAGGAATGTCCTATGACGAGTATTTGGCTCAAATTCGTGCTGAACAGTTCGGCTGGGAAGTAGAAGAGGTTACATCAATCTCTGATAGCGACCTGACTAAGCCTGCTGTAGAACCAGAAGCCCCTGTGGAAGAGGTTCATTATGAAGCACCCGCTGTGGAGGAAACTCCTGCTGTGACAGAGCCTGTACTTGCTGAGGAACTTCCTGAGGAAGAAGAGGAGTTAGATGAAGTTTAGAGTTTCACGATTTTTGAAGCGTGACTTGGTAGTTCGTGTGAACTTTACAAAGGACGGCTACATTCAGAGTAACCGTAAATTGTTTGAGTTCTATCCGTCTGGTAAAGCAGATGATGAAGGCTGGTATGAAACTACTGATGAGATTTTAGTAGATAGCCTGAGAGGACTTACTGAGCAGTTACCTTACACGCCAGAGGCAGAAGCAGGTCTTAAAAAAGATGGGGTTTCTTATGAATACGCCTACTGTGCAAGCTGTGGAGGTCACAAAGTTCGTAAACTTGAATACCATCTATTTGAGGTGACTGAATAATGCCAGTTTATTCTAAGATAGCCAAGAAAATTCAGAATGAGATAGACACCTACCTTATGAACAAGGATTTGCTTGATGGCTATATTAACTTGAGTAAGACTGATAAGCACAAAGAGTCATTTTCTGTGAATAAGAATTATGACGGTGAGGACGGATACATGACCCTCTTATCTGAGGGCTCTGTCCTGTTCCCTGATGGTTCTATTCGGCTTTATCTTGCTAAAGGAACACTACAGAAGTGGTATGACAGCATTGATGAAGAGTACGAAGGTTATGTAACGGTTGGACATGTAGATACTAATAGCTTCCCTGTGCGACAAGGCTACTTCCGTAAGGAAGACTTAAGAATTATCACAGACGACAAAGGACGCTCAGATTTACTTGTAAAACCTCATGTGAACACAGAGCTTAGCCAGATTAAGGACCTTATCATTCAAGATGAGCCCTTTGCTATTTCCTCTGAGTTTAGCTGGACTTTTAAGGACATTAAGCCTGAGGAAGTCGCTGAGTACACGAAACTAACCAAGTATAATGCACAGTTTACTGACGAACCTGTGCCTATCACTGATAATATACACATTACAGGATTTTCATTCGTAGGAAATCCCGGAAATGCAAAGAGCGGAGGCTATGAGCCCTCTGTGTATTTGAAACAAGAGAAGGAGCTAGAGTTGGATAAAGAAAACACTTTAGATAAAATCCTTGCTTACTTCAATGGAACATCTCAGGAAGAAACTCCTGTGCCAGAAAAGGTAGAGGAAGTTGTAGAAGAACCTAAAGCTGAGGAAGTTAAAGAAGAAGTTGAAGCTAAGGAAGCTGAGCAAGAAGATAAAGTTGCTGAGCAAGAAGTAGAAGTGAAGGAAGAGTCTTTGGAGAAGCAAACAGCTGAATTGCTGGAAAACGCTACTAAAGAAATCCTCTCACTTAAGGCTGAGGTTGAAAAACTTAAAGCTGAAAAGGAAGCACTTGAGCAAGAGAAAGCTGAGTCACAGAACGCTATTAAAGAGCGTATGGAAACACTTTCAGCATTGCTATCACGAGCTTCTGTTGAAGCCCCTGTGATTAAAGAGCAGGAAGAGAAATTAGAGCAGTCTACAGGTCTGCGTAAACGTTTTGGAGGAAAATAACTAATGGAAAAGGTTACAAATTTTGACATTGTTTTGAAAGAAGCGATTGACTACCTTTATGATAATTCTAAAGTAGCCCTTGCTAACCTTGAGACAATGGCACGTGACGCAGGCGCTAACTTTAAGCCACAAGCACCATTCCACAAAGATGGAGAAATCCCATTCGGTATCTCTCGTGACTGGTCTAAAGCTCAGCCAAGCCTTCGTGAAGTAGGTATGGAAGATGAGCTGGTATCAGACTTGCTTAAACGCTTTGAGCAAGCTAACCTTGGTACTTTGCGTCGAGCTAAAAATGGTGATTGGATTATGGAATCCCTGACATGGGGTACAGAAGCTCCAGACTTCTCTGGTGATACTGGTGATAGCTGTTGCTTCACTGAGAAGTTCACTATGAAAGCAACTGGTGACGCTACACCTGTTCGCTACCTGTGCTTCAAGGACTGTGAAAACCGTCTTGACCGTATGATGAAGGACAAAGTACACTTCAAGCAAGGTGACTTGATTAACAAGTTCCAAAAACTTGGAATGAGCTATGCAGAAGCAGAAGCTTTCATGGCTTGGTACACATTTGCGTTTATCGTACAACGCCATATTGTACAAGGACTGCTCTCTTACAAGGGTAATGGCTTACGTCCATTCCACGGTGTAGCTGAAATGATGACCCACCCGGGTATTACTCCTATTGACGCTGCCGGTTCTGTAATTGGTGCTTTCCGTCAAGTAGCTTGCTACCTTGATGTACTCCAATCACAAAACTCTAACTACAAGATTTATGTTCACCCATTGACTTTGCGTGGAATTAAATCAGAAATCAAACCGGGCAAGGACGCTCAACTGCCAGAAGGCTGGGCTATCTCAGGCGACACTGTGACATTCCGTGGTATCAAGTTTGGTACTTCTTATCACATGCCTTATGACAATGAAGTCAGCATGACTGGTGAAGCATATGTCCTTGATTTGAACCGTGTGGAAGCCTTGACACAACACGACTTGTTCGTACCCCAAGACTCTATCCGCACTGTGACATCAGAAGATGATACTCAAGCAGGCTGTGAAGTAATCTGTGACAAGTATGAAAACTTTGGTTTGGTATATACCAATTCTCCAGTATCACACTTGTTGATTGCTAACATTCCACTTGACCAACAATGCCCTGCCGTTGTATTTGAACGTATCCAAGGTCTTCTTACAGGTCTTAATCCGTTCCCAATGGCTACTATCAAGGCTGAGGCTTAATTAAAGGAGGTTGGCAATGGCTGATAACAAAGAGCTTCAAATTGAGCTTGTAAAGGTCACTGAGGAGCTAAAGAAACATTGCCAATGCTTCGACTGCAATGATGGTGCAGACATTCAGGAATATGTGGGTAAGTTCCTTCGGGTTCTTGCCCAAATGTTCTGTTGGGTTGATAAAACCTGTGCAACCATACTAAAGACAGCTCGTGAGGAAATCATTGAGCTTGGGAACTATGAAATCTGTGAATGTAAGGCTATATTTGAATTTAAGCCTTATTATTTTAAAGGTTTTGACCCTAGCACAGTAAAGCTGTTTTTACACAAGAGGCAAGGGCTTTCTCGTGAAGTAATTGAGCTTGACAGAACTAAGTGGAGTTGGGATAGTATTGATGAGACTATTCTCGTTGATATGACCGAACAAATCAACCCTTGTTGTCAATGTGATACCTCATGCCAATGTGAGACTACCTACAAGCTTGTAGCACGGTATGAGGCTGGTTACACAGCTGAAACATTACCTCTGTGTGTTTATGAGGCTATGTGTCACTTCTTACAAGTATTCATTGCTTATCAGAACAACTGTGGAAGCTTGGACGATTGTTCTAAGATGGACCGGTTGGCTGTAGGCTCTGTGCTTAAGAGTAAATCCGTGGACTACCTAATTAGGACATGGGACGTTGACACAGCAAGTCTTGAGTATATTTACACTAAGCTAATCAACCGTTGGGCACTACAAAGTTTGAGCATGCTGTCCCTGTGTCAGTATGAGAATACAAGCGTATTTATTGCAGTAGGAAAGGCAAGAAAGCATGAAAGTAAGGTATCTAGGGGAGTACACAAGAGAGGCTAGAAGTTATGGCTGTTCTCGTTGTGGAACTTCTACTACTCATTCATCTAATGAGGTCTATAAGACAGAATACCGTATGTACTATGAAGGACGATTGTTCGTCTTTAGAAAGGGAGAAGCTCAAGAAGTGGCTGATGATATTCAAGGACGCTATCTGCTTAACCTGAAACATAGAGACAAGGACGGAGCTGTTAAGCCTTCCTTTGAGGAGGTAAATGATGGGGCTTCCCAAGAATAATAAAGAAGTAATAGTAATTAAGCAAGGAGGCAAGGTATCACGGTATGATGAAAACAGCCGTAAGATAGATACCTGTGTGTTTGAAGAGGTTGAACATCTTAAGTGTGTAGATTACATGCCAGTAGGTCGGTTTGAAGATGTAGAAACAACTCACAAACTAGAAACTTCCTCCACACTAGCCACTTTCTATTTTTCACTTCACAACCAGCTACACACCTGTGACTTTGACATAAAGCATGGCTATTATGTTATCCAGCGTGTGAGTGTTCGGTGTAATTATAATAACTGCCCTGAGGACGCTGGTGTTGTCTTCTGGAAGGTTGTTGGTATCAAGACTTATGAGGTACTACCCGGTTGCTGGGACGTTAAATTGACGGTACAGCGGCTAGCAGGACGTGAGCATGAGCAACTACTCTTTGAGTGTAAGCCTTATGTTAAGCAAATGCAAGGGATTATTGCCGTAGACCATGACTGACATTTCTAAAATCACAGGTGATGAGCTCCTAAGGGAGTTTGCAGAAGTTGTGTATAATGTTGCTCTTGAGTCTAGGGCAGAGGTATCCAGAGCCACTGGAGCTCTTAGAGAGAGTACCCAGGTAAAACGCACACGAAATGGCTTTTCTGTATCAGTAAGTGCTGATACGCTAAGGGAGAAGTCAAAGCAAGATAGGTTCTACGCTACTACATATATGTTAAAGGGATACCCTAAATCAGGGCTACCTCCCTTCAACTATATCGAAAATGCCACAAAGATTATGGGAGGGCAACTCCTTCCACTCTCTGTGTCAAGTATGTCAGCTAGACAGCCTAGTGGGCGTAGGGGCTCAGGTATTGGTACAAGCACCGATATAGGTAAAGAAGTGCTAGAGGAATGGATTAGTGCAAACAAAGGTAAGTCAAGGATTATAAGGAGTCTTAGAAGGTGATTAGTAGTATTTATATCAATATAAAGAAATGGTTACAGCTCTACGGCTACGAAGTCCTAGACTACTTTATCCAAGTGGATAATAAGAAAGAAACCGACCCAAGGAAACGTTACAGAGAATTTGATGAGCAATTCAATGTTCATGTAGGGACTTCTGAACACTATGAGAATAATCAAGGCTGGGATACTCCCTTCTTGGCGATAGACATTGTGCCAGACCCCCTAAACAAAGGCTGTTTTAAACGGTATATAGTTAACTTCTCTGTGTATTACTCTTCTGTGTCACCTACCACAGGTAGACGTTGTATAGAGAATACACCAGAGGGCAAGCTAGAGTATCGTGACGGTGTGTATCAGGCTATATGCGAAATGATATATCATCAAGTTAAGACAACAAGAGGCTTGAAAATGAAGACCTTCGCTGATGATGTAGCTTCTAAAGACGATTGGTACTTGCCAATAAAAGTAACCCCTGTGAAATTTGGGGACTTAACAGACTTTAGCAGTGAGCTCACAGATGAGGTTGGAATGTTCAGCTTCCCAATAACTTTATCACTTTTTGAATGTTAGGAGAATATAATGGCAAATCGTTTGTCTTCCGCTGATGTAGAGCGTTTCTACATGACACGAAATGAACTGGCTTCTCAAGGTAACTCCCGATTGGAGCTTGAAGCAATGTCACTTGTTCGTGAATATTTGGCTAACTACCAAGACCCAACTCCTGTAGCACCTAGCGGTCCTGTGATTGGTCCTGCTAATAAAGCTACAGAAGAAGAAGGAAAAGAAAACAAATAAGGAGTTACACTAAATGGCTTATTCATCTACCAATATGTCACACCCTTTGTACGGCTTTAACAAGCAAGATAAGAATGACATTATCACAGTAGGAGTTACTGAGGAAATTCGTCCAAGTGTTCGTTTGAAAGCTAACCGACGTATCGCAGTCGATACAGGTACTGAGGTAGGTTTTGACGCTAACAAAGTTCCTCAAGACCAAATCAACTGTGGACCTATTAAGTGTTTGAACACAGGTACACTGTTTGTAAAACACGCTAACAATAAAGCGAAAGTTCGCTATCAAATTCGTTCTCACCCAGACAAGTATGCTCTTGGTTTCAACATGATTTACCTGAACTTGCCTAAGGCTGGTACTTACACGCTTCGTGCTAAAGTATCTGACTATGCTGACGCAACTCAGACTAACTCATTTACCTATGCTTACAAGTTCGCTGTGACTGCTCCGGGAGAAGTTCTTCGTACAGTAGACTTTACTGACATTGTATCGCTGAATGACACTGTTAATGGTGGTGGGCAAACGGGTACTGGTTGGTATCCAGAGTTTAAGAATGGCAAGCTGACTGGTAAGCCAAGTGCTAAATCAGCAGGTATTACAATTTCTTATGAGGTTGAAGCTTCTGCTGATACTGGACTGGAAGAAACAGCTCAAATCGGTTTCAGCTCAATCTACATTGTGGGTGACCGTTCAGAGCTTCGTAAGTTCTCTAACGTACTGTTGTCTTGCTTGACTTCATTCACACATAATGTCTCTGTGCCAGCTTCTGACGCTCGTTGCTTTGGACGCCAATATGACGCAGAACAGATTGAAGTAACCAAGGAGATTACAGCTACTACTACTTCTGCTAATGATTACTGGCTGAACCCACTGGAAAGTGTGTCTAATCTGGTAACAAGCGGTATTCCTCAAACTGATACCTATGTGGTTGATGAGGTTACTGTAGATGGCAAGAAGTACGGTGAGATTTACCTCCCAGACTTGTACTTTGGTGACTGTAACACAATCATCATCTCACTTGACCGCTGTGAGTCTACTTACCTCTCAATGCTTCCTGTGTCACCGGGTGTAAGCCTTCGTGCTGATGAGTTTATCGTCATTACTGACCAAAAACTTGCAACACCTCGTGGAACAGTCCTTGTGAGCGAAGACTACATTGGTGAAGAAGTCCTTGTGACTTACAATGCTGAGCGTGAAGTTGAGCTGATTGTAGCAAATGACAAACGTCTTGACAAGACACACTTCCGTGTGACTCAACACGTTAAGGATACTAAAGGTAATGACCGCTACTACGTATTTAACAACGTTCTTATCACAGAGAACTCTCGTGAATACGGTACAGATAGTGAAGTTACCCTGTCCTTGACACTGACAATCTCACGGGACGATAACGGCAATTTCTACGAAGTTCGTAAGGACAGCGGAGACTTAGCCTAATAATTAGAAGGAGAAGTTATGGTAGTTCGTACTATCGGAGTTAATATTACAGGAGCAGAAGACGTACAGCGTGTTCAGTCGCTCCTTAATGGACTAAAGAAACAGGTAGGCGAAGTCAATAACCTCCTCAAAAAGGAACTAGGGGCAGGCAATAAGTCTGCCTCTTTTAAGGTTAATATAGGGTTCTCTACAGCACAGTTCCAGCGTGAATGGAGTGCTTTTAAGAAGAGAGTAGCACCTACACTAGAGGTTAAAGTAAAGCTCACTGGGGATAAAGGTAATGGCAATGACCCCTTAGAGAATATGAATGATGGGGCTAGACGGTTTATGTCTAACTCCCAATCTCTAAGGACTCAGCTTAACACCATCGGAGGAGCTCTTGACGGGCTCTCTAGCAAGACTTTAACACTAGGTAAGGCTCTTGGAGCTCTGGCTATTGGAAAGGTGTTAGGGGGCAATCTACGCTTCTCTACGGGTATCTTTGGGTCAATGCTTAAAGAGATTAACGCAGTGAGGAATGTTTTACAGAAAGGCTTTACAATCGGGAAGATTGTTACTGCACCAGCTGTGAAAACTCTTACTGCTCTTGGTAGCCTAGGAAGTAGAGTTGGAGCTACTTTTGTGAGACACTTTAACTCAGCGTTATCTAACCTTGGACGTGGTGTTATTCACATGAATAGCTTCCAGAATATCTTCAACCGTATCGGTCAAACGATTAACCGAGGTGTGCGTAGTATCGTACAGCAGACCAAAGAGCTTGGTGACGCAATGGTTACCTATGAGACACAGATGGCTTCTTTTGGACAAGACAGAGGCACTACAGAAGCTGTGGCTCAGGAAATCTCTAGGTATGGAGCGGCGACTGCCTATAACGGAGCTGACTTGCTTCGTAATACTGGTTACTTTACAGCCCTTGGAGTACAAGACCCTGTGAAGTTGACTAAGGCTATTGCTGGTCTGGTTGCTACAAATAAAAACCCTATTGATGACTTTGCAGGGGTAGCTAAACAGCTTACTGACGCATTACAAGCTGGTAAGTTGAACTGGCAAGACTTCCGTATCATTCAGTACCGTCAGTCCCCTGTGGCAACACGTTTGATTGACGAGGAACTTGCTAAACGTGGCTATCTTCAAGATGATAAGGGCAACCCTGTGAACAAGCAGACGGCTATCCGTAAGGGGTACTTGTCTCTTGAAAAATACTTGGAAGTCCTCACAGAAGTAGGTAACAGTGACGCACTACAATCCCTTACAAACACCATCAAGACACCTAAGCTTGCTTGGGATAACTTGCTTGAAAATATAGGTTTGAAGGCTAGTGGTGCTGTAGGAGCAGAAGGTCCTTTGAAAGGGCTCTATGATAGTATCGTTGACTTTATCAAGGATATTACTGCTCTTGTAGAGAAGTCAGACCCTGTGTGGCAGTATGTAGGTGAGAAATCACAGAAGGCTGTTGCAGGTATCCGTGGTTACTTCTCTGAATGGAATAAAGCTTTCTCTGAGCAACTTAAGGGAAGTCTTCCTACATTCCTGAATGGGGTTGAGGGAGGATTTTCTGGGGGTAGAGTAGCTCAAGGGCTAAATGAGATTACACAGGCTTTACTGGCTATGGGTAATGCAACTACTTCACAGAACCTCGGTAGAGGACTTTCTGAGGTAGCTTACCAGTATGAGCGCCTTGTGGCTAAGTTTATCTCACTAGGACAAGTTATGCTTGACAATGGAGCTCTCGATACCGTGGCTAACTTTATTGCCCTCTATGGGGATATGGTAAGTCAGGTAACTAACAGCTCTGTGATTAAGAATAGTTTGACATTTATTAACTTTATCATTGGTGAGGTCAAGAAGACTGTCAATAATGGAGCACTTGTGAATGGAGCTGATAGAGCCTTTACAGGTCTGTTAGACTTCTATACACAGCTTGTGTCCTTGGCTAGTCTGTTTATCAATGATACACCTATTGTAAGTAAAGGACTAGAATATGCTGGTCAGGTACTTACAGCCATGGCTACAGCAGTATCCTCTGTGAAAGACCTAGCAAACAATATGCTCAATGGAGGAGCTTCTGGCAACTTCAAGAAGGGGCTTGAGTTAGGTTTCCAACAGGGAGTAAGTGGCTATGGAGAAGACCCTAGAGGTCTTGGACGTACAATCCTGTTTATTCAGAAAGTCAGAAAGTTCTTTGAAGACTTGATGAAGGAGTACAATAACCTATTTAATACCTTCCAGTATGCTAACCAAGTAGGGGCTGAAAAGTACGGAGTTAAGATTGGTAACTTTATAGGTGAAGTAGCTAATATCTTCGGTAAGATTATTGAGTGGTTTGAGACTAAGATTAAACAGCTTAATGGTCGGATTAACTTTAACACTATTAAAACCATTGTAGAAGAAGTAGGTAAAATGTGGCTCTCTGTGGTCAACATGCTTACGGACACGGTTACTAAGTCTATTGGCTCTTTACCTAAAGGACGGCTAGAGCAGGGCATGAAGAACTTCTCTTCTGTGTTCCAGAATATGCAGAAGTCGCTACAGCCTATCTATCAGGAACTTCTCACAGGAGCTCTTAAGAGTATCACAGGAAACACTGGTAAGAAGCTGTTTCAGGCAATGGCTGACTTTGTGAAAGCCGTTGTGTCAATGATTAGAGATATTCTCAAGTATATTGGACATGGCTCTGTAGAAAGCGGATTTAATTCAATCCTAAAATTCTTTACTAATATTCTCAACTTTATGACTGAGATTGCTAAGTTCATGGGACAATATCCGGGACTTACAACAAGCCTACTAGGTCTTGTGACTATCTTTGGTGTGATAGGTAAAGTATTAGGTTCAGTAGCTAAGATGGTTTCTGTTGCTAACGCCCTTGGACTAGGTAGCCTAGCCTCTGGAGCTGGAGGTATTGCTGGGGGAGGACTTTTAAGTACGACTCCTATAACCTCACTTCTTGCAAACTCCGAAGGTAATGCCTTACAACAGTTACTTGCTAGAGCAGGTACTCCTGCCCTCAATAGTGCTGGGCTAAAGGTTGGCGCATTTGGAGCTTCTCCTATAGGAGCTATTGCTTCCTTAGTTGCTCAAATGATTGCAGACCCTGTGCAAAGAGCTATTGGAGGACATGAAGGAGCTACTGTAGGTGGAGCACTTAAGACAGCAGGAGCTGGTCTTGGCTTAGCTGGAGCAACCTTCACAGGAGCTTCTCTAGGTACGGCTGTGTTCCCCGGAATTGGTACGGCTATTGGAGCTGTGTTAGGGGCTGTAGCTAGTTTAATCCTTGGTGGGGGTAAAAACCTCATGGACGGTATTGAGGGACTTCTTACGGGATACAATGACGAATACCGTAAACAGGCGGCGGAAAATGCCAAGGCTATTAGAGAGAACGCAGAGGCTGTGTCAAGAGCAAGGGCTGATGAGCATACTACACGTGATGTTTTAGGCTCTAAGGTAACGCTTGGAGGATACCTGCAAAATGTAACAGATATGCAGAAGAAAGTGTTTGGTAAGCTTCAACAGAACTTTACAGACGCTACTGCATACATGCAGAACTCTATGCAACTTCTTGAGCAGGCAGGAGCTACTGACTCTGCTACTATGAGACAGACTCTATTTGACCTCGGATATAATGCACAGAAGCCTCTTAAGGACATGCAGGGCACTTATGTACGCATAGGTGAGGAATTGATGTCTTGGGAGCAATTAAAGGCTCAGAACGGCTTATATGGCTCTGAGGGAGACGAAATCTTGTCTGCATTGCTTAACCAAGTAGCTATTGCTCAAGGAAGACAGTTTACTGACATTGTAGACGAGCAAGGAAACCTGATTACTCAGATGGACGCTTATCGTCAAGGTGCTCAAAACCTCACAGAGGAAAAGAGAAGAGAGCTTCAACAGAAACTCATTGACGCTGGTGTGTCCCGTGACCAAGTCCTACAACTTCCTGATAAAGCCCTTGAGTTCCTTGTGAGTCAGTATGACACATATACTAACACCATGAAGGCTGAGAAGGATAAAGCTGACCATGAAGAAAAGGAAAGTAAGCATAAGGGAGACTTGAGTGACGCTTGGACTCGGATAAAGAATGGTATAGGAGCTGTCTGGGAATGGGTTACTGGTATATTCAACGGAATTGATGAGTGGATTGCAGGTGCTCTTGCAGGACTTACTGGAGGAGACTCCAATAAAGCCAAGAAGGAGTATAAGAAGAATAAGAAGAAAATACCTTCTGGAGGTACTCTTCTATTCTCTACAGGCGGTTTTGTTAATTACCTAGCTCAAGGAGGAAGTCCTCTACTTGGAGGAATTTTCCAACCAAGAGGTACTGACACTATTCCTGCAATGCTTACTCCGGGTGAGTATGTACTTCGTAAGAGAGCCGTGGATAGCCTAGGAACTAACTTCTTAGATAACCTAAACCGCTTTGGTATTGGAGCTCTTGGAGGTAACAGGACAACTACAGTAGTGAATAACTACTATAACAACAATGCAAGTGTTAATCAGAATATTGATAACAAGTCCAACTACCTGAATGGTATGTATGGACTGGATAGATTGATGAGGTATGTTTAATGGGATATAGAGGCGAAAATGTAAATAAGCCTAGACGATATATTCAGTATAACGACCTTGTGTTCACAGGGACACGAAGCATACAAGAGCAAGCTGAGAGTGTAGCCTTTAGAGTTAATTCAACTCCAAGGGCTTTCACTCATGGCGCTTTTGTAGGTAATAGAGGTGAAGAGCTACTTGTAGACACTCACACTATTAGCTTCAAGATGGCTCTGAAAACAAATACATGGAGTGATGAGAATATCCGTGTGCATTATGACTTCATAGTTCACCAGCTCACAAGGAAGGGTAAGCTCTGGGCTGTTGATAGTGGAAACCAGCTTATCTGGTGTCATGCCTACTGTACTAGTATGCAACAGCAGAAAGAGTGGACTCTAACTGACAACGGCTACCTTGTGTTACAGGTTGAGTTTAATAATGCAGAAGGCGTTTGGCACAAGGCTAGTGAGCACAAGACTTACTTTGATAGGTTCGACCTGTGTAGCTTTACTCAGATGAAAGCAGATTGCCTTAAATCACGTTGCTGTGATGATAGCCAGCCTTGCTCAGAGTGTGAGTGCTGTAATGATAACTGCTCAGCTATGAAAGACATGATTGACTACTGTTCAGCTGTTCAGGACATAGACTTCAATGATGAGTTCTTTGACCTCTGTGACAGCAAGTGGAGAGTGGTACATAACTGCCAAAAGGCTAGAATTGATGGCAAGACACTTCCAGAGCTCTATGCACATGCCCTCTGTGACCTCTGTGTAAATGGAGAGCTTCACAAGACATTTCAGGCTGATACAGTGTTGGATAGCACTCAGTGGAGAGTTGGTCTGTTTGGTCACTTCAAAGATCCAATTATCACAGTAAACAATACCAATATCAAGGTAAAAGGTGAATACAACGGTGTTCTTACACTTGACCAAAGAGGAAATGTACGGTATGCTAGTAGTTGGGAATGTCTTGAGTATGACTACAAGGTTGTCAAGCTAGATAACTTGTCTTACTGTGAAGGACCATTCAGAATTATTAAAGGCAGAAATACCATAAATGTATATGGAGTATTATCAAGCACAGCCTGTGCTTATGTAGATTACGAAAGGCTTACACTATGATAGGGAAAATTATAAATGGAGGAGACGGTTCAAGAGACCAGCTATTATTGCCTGAGGATTTCTTAGGTGACTTTGCGCTAGACTTTAACTTGATGGAAGTTCCGTCAATTCCAATTACTATCCCTTCTAAGTATGCTAAGCTATTGACTGGAACAACTCAAATTAGCCTGTCTAGTGATGATTGGAACTTCCTAGGCACTGTGTATGAGAAGAGGACAAATCATAAATCAGGTACTTGTACTGTGAGCCTCACTCATATCGTAGGACTTCTTGACAAGAAAAACCTCCCGACTAATGTTACCTTTAAAGATAGCACAGTTCAGGAGGTTGTTAAGAAGGTTAAGGAATATTGGAAGGACGCTAAGAATGACCTAGTAAACCTTATGAAATTTGAGTTTGCAGACAAAGTTGAACGCAAGATAGAGTATGAGTTTTCACAAGAAACGGTCTTACAGTTCCTTACGAAGCTCTGTGAGAAGACACAGGATATGCAATGGCGCATAGATAAGAAAGACCCCTTCAAGGTGACGTTCTCAGCAATGGGAGCTAAGAAGGAAGTCATGATTTCTCCTGAAACCTATCTGATTGACCTTGGAGAAGTTCAGGAAAGCTTCCAAGGAGTAATGAACTCTGCTGTGGTACGCTCAGATAAAGCAGACGCAGGAGCAAGTTCCTTGACCCTTCGGGACATATTCCATGACAAGAAACTCATGATTGAAGGCTTTCCTGTGATTAAGACAGATAGGCCTGTAAACTCACAAAGACACTTTGACTACCCACCGCTTCCTGTGTTCGCTACTGATATGTCAGAAGATGAGTATGCTATCCTAGATGAGGAAGGAATTGCCCTTGAAGCAGGAGAACTCTACTGGGGTAGCATTACTACTAATGACACACAGGCGATAGCTGGTGAGAATAAGGAAGTGTCTGATGAAGACCGTATTAAAGCCACTGTGCAAATGTATAAGTCGGCTATTAGGAAGATGAGAGCTTCAAGGAGGAAGGTTATATATCCTGTGACTACTTCACCTCTGCCAGCAGGGGTTCAGGTAGGAGACAAAGTAAAATTTGTCTTAGGAGTAGACCTTGTGGAGCTAACACCTTGCAGTAAATACTATACTAAAGTGCTCAGAGCAAATGACTGGTTTTATGTAAACAAGATGAGCTATCAGTACACAGCAGGCAACTCCCTTGTGATGAGCCTAGAGCTTAGCAAGTTCATTGCTGTGGATAGAGAGGTGACTTAATGGACGCTGTTACAAGGCTAGTAAACACTGTAAGAGACACACGAGAAAGAGTTACTCAGTCCAGCCGACAAAGACGGGGAGGGGTAACTGACCTCTTCGGTGTGGACTATGTAGATACAATTAAGAACACAGAGGACATGGCAGGTGATAAAAAGGCAACAGCCAACTATCACCTCACTGTGTCTGGGGATTTGGATAGATTTCAGCGTTGGTTCTTGAAGGTCATTGTGACCAATAACAAGGGGGGCAACTCTGATGAGGAGCAAGAGGGTGTTCGTCCTATGTCTGACGTTCACTTGGAAGTATTCGCTCACAACGCAACCACAGGATATAATGAGGTGATTGACCTGACCCCTTATCTAAAGGCTATATGGAAATGTAACTGGATTGCAGACGCTAAAGGCGGAGAAGGTATCTTTCCTAATGGAAATCCTATGGAAGGATATGACTTGATGAAGGTTGCATGGTATCTAAATGATAAGCAGAGAGAGGCACTATACAGCCCCGGAGAAAAGATATTCTCTGTGAAAGCACTAGGAGACGCAACAGTGACATTGCGCCTTTATTTGAAATTTAGTCACATAAACTAATATGTACGATTTTAAGGATTTATATAATAAACACAAACACTACACAGAGAGGTTAGACCGGCTAAGGGTTAAGCAATTCAAGGTGGAACAGCACCTAGAGGCTCACCCTCAGGACTATACCGCTGTGATTGATAACATGAAGTTAAAGAGTGATATATACAGGGAAGAGAAGAAAGTACAGCAGGTACTTATGATGATGGAGGTTGTCTTTGAGTAGACTAGAATACCTATACCTAATCAGGACTACTATTCAGAAGATAATGTTGAGCCTAATAGAAGATAGGGATTTATTTTTAGCAGGACATATTTTAGAGAAGGGTTGCTATGACAGTTTAGCCTTCTTGAATTATGATGTTAAAAAGTCAGTAGCCATAAGTATATGCAATAATAACAGTGTTATTTATTGTCCTGTTGATGATTATTCAATAGCTGAATATGGCTATCTGTACTTCCCAACTACGGAACTTTTTGCTTTGTGTGAAAGTTTACTGAAAGACAATAATGGTGTATAATTATGGTTAGGAATTGCTACGATATATGCAAAGATAAACTTGGAGAGCATTATGACTTTGACGGCTCTGGAGGAGGTCCAGGGGGGAACTGGCAATGCCTTACATCAGACCACTATGTGAGACTATATGATGGCTCTTACACTTCTGTGAAAAATCTACAGAAGGGTGACAGGTTATCCACAGGGAATACTGTACTGAGTAATAAACCTGAGCGTAAAAAAGTATTCACCATGAATACTACACAGGGTAAGTTTACTGTGACAGAAGACCATAAAGTATTCCTCTTATCTGGTGGATTTAAGGAAGCTAGAAACCTAGTATTTGGAGAAAAGCTTGTTACAGACTTAACTGGTGAGACAGATAAGGATAAGCTAGACGCTCTTAAAAATCACATATACAGCGGAGATAAAGTAGAGCTTTTAAATCTCCAACGCATGTGTCATATCACAGGTTGGTACACTTATCTTACAAGAAAAGGCACAGGCTGGTTACTTGTTATAGATAAGACAAAATCCCCCTGTGTCAGATTTATTTCCCTTGAGGATACTTACTCTGAGGATACTGTATATGTGCTAGAGGTGTCAGGAGACAGGAGTTATTTTGCAGATAATCTTCTGCACCACAACTGCTATGACCTCGCTAACTACGTTGCCAGCTTCTTTGGAACTAGGCTTGTAGGACCAGTCGCTGCCACTATCGTATATGATAATCCTCAGCTTTACAGACTTGCTCTTGTTAAGACCTATGATGGTCAGCTAGAAACCGGAGATATGATTATCTTCGGACCTGTGGCTTACAACTCAGCAGGGCACGTAGCTTTTTATGGTCATGGTGACCAGACAAGTGCTACCTGTATAGACCAAAACCACCCTGCATGGAATCCTGTGACTGAGCACACTTTTAACTTGTTACCACTGAATCCTACACATATTGTAAGGTTTTATAACCAAGAAGGGTACTCAGCAGGAGGACAATCCTCTGGTAATCAGCCGGGAACTATTTCTGGTAATGATACTACTAAGACCAAGACAAGGACTTATCAATTCTGGGAGGTCACCTGTGACGAGACTGAGGTACTAAAGGAGAAAGATGGCGAGTTTATTGAAAAGACTTTCCAATGTTCCAAGTACACAGGACTAGAAGACGGTGACTGGATAAAGATTGACCGCTGGGACGGCTCAGCTGGTTATATCCGTAAATCCTGTGCCAAACGAAGAGAAGACCTTGACGTAGTAGTAACAACTAAGAAAGACGCCTCTGTGACTAATGACTTGCCATCAGGTACTGCTAACTATGATGGAGGAGATATTTCATATGGAGGCTATGTACTTGCCAAGGATAAGATAAGTGCAATGGCTTCCGCCTGTGCCAAGTATGGTATTTGGCTTCCCGGATTTATCTGTCAGACCTATCTGGAAACTAACTGGGGACAATCCCCCGGAGCTTCCTATGCAGGTCCTGAGAATAACTGGGGAGGTCTTACATGGACTGGAAACCCTCAGCGTGAGTCTGGTGTTGTAGTATCACAAGGAGCTCCACGAGCAGAAGGTGGTTACTACATGAAGTTTGCAAGTCTCAAAGATTACTTTGAAGACCACTGTAACCTCATTTCAGACCGTATCGGAGGAGCAGACGCATTATATCACGCAAATAACAAATATGATATTGAAAGCTTCACAAGAGGACTATTCAGACCTGTGGCTAAGTATGATTACGCTGCTGTCGGTCTAGGAGCTTATATAGCTCAAATGAGTAGTATCTACAATGGAATGAAGCCTCAGCTTGATGAAGTGATGGGACACATTAAGGAAGGTGAGCCTTTACCTACTGCCCCTGCTGTGACCAAACCCACACTACCAAAATTTGAAGTCCCAAAGCCTAAGCTACCACCGCTTAAGACAGGGAACAAAGCAACTGACCGACGTTCACGTTGGATTTAAGGAGGAAACATGGCGTATAAGCTACCAAAAGAAGACCAGCTGTGTGGAGTTGTATATAACACATACACAGGTTACAAGCCTATCCCCAAGGCTACTTGCCCTGCTAATTCAGGAGGGTGTGGGGATAATATTAAAGTAGTTCTCAACTGTGGCAAAGAGCCTAAGCAGAACGCATTACCTGAGTTTTACACAGATGGCACTATCCGTGCTTATGTGCAAGAAAAGGCAGGTCATAATGACCACCCTGTGCACTTCAAGAGTGACACACCAATGGCTAACCCTCTTGTGATTGACCCTAAACAGTTTACACGAAGTGACGACCAGTCGGGTAACCTCTATAAAGATTTTATTCAGGCAAATGGATACACCCATGTGAAAGCTGGTGGAGGTCAGTTTACTCAGCTTAATTCAGATGGTACATTCACTGTGTTTTATGAGTCAGTTGATAACAAGACAGCTATTGTAGAATTTGGGAAGATTGATTAAGGAGTAGATAATGTCAGATAAAATTGTAAATGTTTATGTAGGTGAGTGCTTCCAAGATGGGGGACAAGCTGGAGGAGAAGGTAAGACCTATGGACTCTCGCTCTCTGGTAATAAGCTAAAGCTTGTAGAGAACGGACAGCAAAGTGAGGTTGTACTACCTACTACAGGCGGTGGTGGAGGAGGTGTCTCTGATAAACAGGACATAAGAGCTTTTAACTTGACAGTAACTCCAGTGTAGTAGGTGGGTTAGCTAATGAATAACCAATGGATTGACAGTATTCTTAGTAGACAGGAGGTTATAACCTCTGTGACCCTAGTAATCACAACGTTATGTACCTTCCTTGTGACTAAGCTAACACAGAAGACAAAAGAGGCAGAAGCTCATCAAGAGGCTCAGGAGGAAATGGCTAGAAGCAATAAGCGCTCAGCCCTTAGAAATGAATACCTTCAAATCTATAACTCAACTGAGTTTACTTGGGAACAGAAGTATCACTTAACTCGTGAGATTATCACATCATACTATGCTCTTAATGGAAACCACTACATTCATGAGCTAGATGAAAGACTTTACTATAAGAAAGAGGAAGAAGTAAATGAACCTAACGAATAAACAATATGACATTGCTAAACGTATTATCACAGTAGTTATCCCAGCGTTTATCACGTTGCTAACTGCGCTAGGAGGTATCTATAAATTTGACCCATCTGTTGCTATCGGTACTATTTCCGCTATCACTGTGTTTGCAGGTGTGGTTCTTGGTATCTCAAGTAATAACTATGCGAAAAATCAGGAAGAAACAGAAACAAAACAAGGAGAACAGTAATGGCGATTAGTTACCAAGACTTTAAGAATAGGGTACTTGGTAATGGGTTCGATATTGATGGTTGGTTTCTTTTTCAGTGCTGGGACGGCTATGCACAGTTCTGTATAGAGAACGGTATCCCTTATGCTAACTGCACTGTGTCAGGTTTTGTGAAAGACCTGTGGGAACAACGTCATTCAAATGGTATATTAAACTACTTTGATGAAGTAACCATGCTAGAGCCCGGTGACCTTGTAATCTTCAAGGAGCACTCTTGGACTCCTTATTCACACGTTGCTGTGTTTGACAGCGATATTGATGGTGTGTATGGAACATTCTTAGGGCAAAATCAAGGACCTAATAGTAGCCTAGATAGAGGAGGAGAGTTCTCTCTTACAAGACTTCCTTATGAGGCTACCTATGATACAGCCTTCCGTCTTAAGCAGGGCATTACTGCTCAGGCTACACAGGCTAAGCAAACAAGCTCTGGTGGTGGACGAGGCTTCGTAAATGGAGCTCCGGGACTTAAGAAGGACGAATACTTCTTAGATGTATCAGCCTACCAATCAGCAGACCTCACAGCTATTACACAGCAAGCAGGTACTAACAAGACAGTCATTAAGGTCAGTGAGCACACTACCTACTTGTCAGAGGTTAGACAAGCTCAGGCTGACACCTCTGTGCCTATTGGTTATTACCACTTTGCACGATTTGGAGGTGATGTAGGACAAGCTCTTGCAGAAGCTAATTTCTTCCTGAGCAACCTACCTAGCAAGCCTGTGAACTATCTGGTCTGTGATTATGAGGATAATGCTAGTGGAGACGTAGAAGCCAATACACAGGCTATCTTAGCCTTCATGGACGCATGTGCTGGTAAAGGCTATCAGCCTATCTATTACTCATACAAGCCATATACTTTAGCTAACGTAAACTACAAAGCTATCTTGGCTAAATACCCTAACTCCCTGTGGATTGCAGCGTATCCTAACTATGAGGTAACACCTACCCCTGTGTGGGAAGTGTACCCTACTATGGAAGGTATCCGCTGGTGGCAGTTCACTAGTACAGGTATTGCTGGTGGCTTAGATAAAAACATTGCTATTCTTAGTGATGATATTGCAAACAACCAATTTGAAGAAGAGGAAGACGAAATGACAAACTATGTAATCCGAAGCAATTCAGGTAAGCAGGGCTACCTTGCTATTACTAACGGAATTGTTTGGGGAATTGGAGACATTAAAACTGTAGGTGAGCTTCAAAATGCTAAGCATGTGCACCTCAACCTACCAGACGGAGACTTTGACCGTTTCATTAACGCACAGAAGTCTGATGATGTGACGCAAGAGGCTATCGCAAAAGCTATCGAAGACGCTAACAAGAGCCTTACCGAAGTTATTGCAGGTGAGCCTAAGGAATAGACCCTAGGGGTTGAGGAGGGAATATGTAAATGTTTCCTCTTCTTTTTAGTAGGAGGAGTTATGTCCAATAAAAATCTACCCTGTGTATTTCCAGACCCTATGTGTCCTCCTAAAGAGAATGGGGAAAAGTGGACTGAGCAGGAACTAGCCCAAAGTGAGCAATTACTTGAAGCATATAAGGTAGACCTGTGTAAATGGATTGATGAGAAGTGTAACTACAATGGAGGAATTACTCCTGAGGAAAAGGCTGAGTATGAGCGTAAGCTACTTGCCTATAACAATGCCTTGGCACGTTACAAAGAGCTCATTGAGAAATATGAAACCTACCTAATTAACAAATCTGAGTATGATAAAAAACAAGCTTCTTATACTAAGGAGCGTAATGCTATTCAGGCTGAGATTACTCGTATTACAGCAGAAAACGTTGAGCGGACTAAGCGTAATCAGGCTAAGCAAGATAAGTACACAGCTGACAAGGCTCAGTATGACAAGGACATTGTTGTCTATCGTCAAAAGAAGCGTGAGTATGACGAGGCTGTTGACCCTGAGCGTAGGCGTAGGCTTGAGAATGAGGCACTACAACAAGCGCTAGACCGTGTGCAACGTACCACACGCATGAATATGTTCTCTTCTGGTTCAAGCACGGGAGGAGGAGCATATACAAGTGTTACTACTAACGGAAATGAGTTCACTATACAATGGCGCATGGTAAACACAGGGCGTGTAGTAGGTAATGGTGTGCTTCGTGGTAACGTTGAATATCGCTTTGTGCGTAAGGAAGATAGGATTGAGGCTTACATTGTAGCCTTCAACTTGACTAGTGCTAACTATTCATTTAACCCAAATGATACATGGGCTTCTGCTGGAGCTACCTTCACTGTGTACACTCCTAATAGCCAAATCATTTGGACAAAATCTTATGACCCTTACCAGCCATTCAGTGAGAATATTAACAGACGTGTAGAGCTTAATAGCCAAACACCCATCCAGCTTACAGGGTCTACATCGGGACGTGTAGGTATTCTGTGGACTCGTGATGTGTGGATTGATGAGCCTACTCAAGGTAGTGTGGATATTAACTTCACCATGGACCGTCTTGATGTTCAAGTACCACATATCCCAATCCCACCTAAGCCAGAAGAGCCTAAAGAGCCTCCTAGACCAGTGCTAGAGCCTCAGCTCCCTGTGCCTAGTTTACCTAATAATCCCCCACAAGAGCCTCCTAGGGTTGATAAGCCAGATAAACCGGGAGAGCCTCCTGTGCCCCCTACTCCTAGACCTCTTAGACCAAGACCTAAGCGTCCTTGTAAGAAGTGTAATGAGTGTGAGGAATGTGAGAATATCGGTAGAGGACCTGATGTCTGTGAAGACCTTAAGGCTATTGCACAGGAGCGTTTCCAACGTGCTGGGGTACATGAGCTTAGGAATAAATATGTGGTCAACCTACCTAATGTTATCAGACGCTCAACCTATGGACTCTGGTGTGTTACTAAGAACATTATCAATCAGCTCTGCCATGTAGGTGAAGAGTTCCAGTGCTTACGTGAGCAAACAGACCATCTACGCAAAGAGCAAATGTGTATTCAGAACGCACAGCAGGCTTCCTGTGAGCGTTTAAGCAAGATAGCTAAGAATAACTATGACATAGGTAATAACGTGCGAAATAGGCTCATTCAGAAGCTCAGAGACGACGCACAGAAGAAGTCCATTGAGATTGCTAACAACACAGTCCGCATGAATATGTTTCCTAGAGGCTCACAAGCAGGCTCAGGTACTTACACACGGGTATCTACTTCAGGTACTAACTTTACCATTGAGTGGAACATGGTAGGTGGAGCTGTAATTGGTAATGGTAGCATTAACGGAACAGTAGAGCGTGAGTTCAGGCTTAATACAACCACAGGGTATGTAGAGGCTTTCCTAAAGGCTGTTACTATCACCTCTGTGAGATATGAGCCTACAGGCGCTATGACAGGGGCCTCTACAGCTACCATGGCTGTGTTTGATGGAGCAGGAAATCAGGTTTATTATAAAGCCTATGACCCATTCCGTTCGTTTAATGAAAGCCCTAACCGTAGAATTGAGTATAATAGAACAGTACCACTACAGACCACAGGCTCTACTGGAGGCTCTGTGCACGTACTTTCTACCCGTGATACTTGGCTTTATGACCCTACCTATGGACAGCTAGAGGTGAACTTCACAAGGGATAACCTAATCCCTATTGATATCCCTCCTGTGCCTGAAATCCCTAAGGTAGAGATTGACTGTGGAAGCTGTGAGGTGAAAGAATTTGACTGTTAAGGAATGTAGTTCCTGTGGAGATAAGTGTGGGCACTTCATATGTCAGGCAAGAAAGTATGCCTTGTGTGATTGCCCTACTATCACTCCGGGAAGAGACGCATGTAACGCTTTACATGACCTAAATGATAATAAAATTAAGCTAATGGCACAGCGGAATGAGTCCCTACTAGCCTGTGATATTCCTAAGTTCTTAGGTAGGCTATTCAGAGGTATCTCCTGTGTCTACAAGAATATGATATTGCAACTATGCTGGATTATTAAGAATATTTGCTGTATCTACTCACGTACTAAAGTTATTGATGAAAATAACAAATGTATCAACCAGAAGCAAGAGAAAATGGTTCAGGGAATGAAAGACCTGCAAGCTCAGATGAATAAAATATTGGAGCTTTATAACCAGTATGCCACAACTAAGATTGTGGTAGCTGACAGTTCTTTTGAGGGACTTGTAGCCACTCTTGAAGCACTACCAGAGGAGGAGCTTTAATGGCAGACTGCGTAACTTGTATGAAATGCAGGTTTAAAGAATGTCAGTGTGATAATGGTTGCAAACCTAAATGTATAGATATAGGCAAGACCTGTGATGATACCTGTCAGAAGGTTAAGGACTTGCACAAAGACCTACTAGAGCCTATAGCTCCCATGTTTGAAACAGGTATGCCCTGTGACATGAAGGAGCTTAGCTCTAAGGGCTTTAGCAATGTATTTATGTTTGTAAACAACTTTATCAATGTCCTGTGTCACACACTAGGGCTGACTGATATTTTAAATGACCGTATTAAGGCAAACAAAAAGAACCTTGAAGAGCTTAATAAAGCTAACGAGGCTCTGTGTGGTAGGATAAATGAGCTGACAAGAAATGCCAATAAGTTGGTTACAGCTTCTAATTCTACTGTGTCTGACGCTATTGCATATAACAATAAGCTGAAACGTGAGTACAATGAGCAAGCTTCCTTTGTGAATGAATATAACAAGGGTGCACTTGTTAAGTACCAGCAAGACCAGCAAGAATACACAAGCCGTATCTCTATCTTACAGGCTAACTTGACCAAGGAAGGCTTCCCTCAGGCAGTGGCTAGTCAGTACCTTCAAATGTCTCCTAATGCTGTTATGGCTAAGACAATTAGAGGACGTAAGCTAAGCTCTGATACTAAAGAGCCTGCAAGTGTCAATCCTATTCCTGATGTTACTACCTTTACCTCAAATGAATTGGTCTATACCTATTTAAAAGAGCGTGAGGAAATGACGGTAGACTTTGCTAATGCAACTACTATTTTAGCAGGGAAAGAGATTTCATCTATCAAGATGAGAATTACTCTTGTATCAACTGAGCACCCTAAGAACGCTGTGATTATTGGAGTACCTACAAATCCGTATAAGCAAATTACTATCCACACAGAGGGTAGCAATGAGCAGTATAGCTCTGAGCTTATTGTAGAGGTACGTTTATTTACCGCTGATGGTAAGGAAGTTAAGCCTACCTATAAAGAAACAGCTATACTGAACCTGCAACCGTTTGGTGCTGAGTCAGGTCAGGGTACTTATTTCTCTGTGGATACTGGCTACACTGTGCCTATCAATGGCTCTTATGTAACAGCACAGAATGGTAAGCTGAGCAACTACACTAGAAATCCTCTAGGAGAAGGTCCTCAGTCTATTGTATGGGGAGTCTTTGTAGACACTATCCGCTTCACAGTAGGAAGCTACAAGAAGAATGTATCAGGATTTAACCTGAATACAGCTCCTGTGATTAGTTCAATGCCAGTAGTCCCTTATCAGGCTAAGCTGAAAGAACTACCTCCTACACCTAACTACATTAACATTCATGAGAGCACAGGCTTCCTGAATGAGCTTACTTGTGGTTTATGTACCTTAGCCCCACTTAGGGAGTGTAAGACAGCCTGCTCTGTGTGTCCTCCTGTTGGAAGGGAAGCTAGGATTGCTCAGGCTAAGGGACTTGACTATATCACAGTAACAACCTTTATTGACACTGCTACTAATAAGCCTATTGCACCAGCTGTTCATGAAAAGAGCACTTTCTGTGCTCCTACACCAGATACAATATGGTATAATAGTAAGGGGTACACCCTGATACCTAATAAGCAGACAACCTCTGAGTTCACAGAGGGTACAGATAGCCTGCTTGGTAAGGGTATGATTAGAACCTGTGTGAACTACTACAGCACAGGAGGAAAGGAAACGAACTAATGACTTGTAACAAATGCTATGAGTGTGAATGTAATGACGGAAAAGACTATTGCCAAGATTGCCTTCCTGATGAAGGTACTTGGCTTATTGTCAAGTCTGAAAAGCCTGACCCGTTCTATGCTGACCGCAACCATGCTTATATGGATAGTGCTGAGAATGTATGGATTTTAAACCGTGCTAGGGACGCCATGATTAAGCTCAATGGTTCAGGCTCAGGTGGTGAAGGCAAGACTTATAAAGCTGGTCAGGGTATCACTATCTCATCAGACGGGACTATCTCAGCTGTAGTTACCCAGGATAGAGACACTATCACTACTGTGAAGCCCGGTAATGGTATTCTGGTAGCTAAGACTAATAATGACTACACTGTGTCACTAGACAGCACAAAAGTACCTACCAATGAGCGCCTAGAGAATGTTGAGCGTCAGATTGGGGAGCTTAAAGCTCCTAAGGGAGTAGCTTCTGTGTCAGTAATCGGTAAAGATGGCATTGTTAGTACACAGACAGCCGCTAAGGACTGGGAAGTTAAACTTGACCCTGCTGTGAAGGCTAACATTGACAAAATCCCTGCCCTAGAGACTAAGGCTGTTGAAGTTCCTCTTGTGAACTATATCAACAAGTACCATGGTAACGGCTGGGTAGGTAAGCGTTATGAAGGCTCAGGCTATTATTCAGCTCCACTATACTATCTCACAGACAAGAAGTCTCTAGATGACCTTGGTTTCTCTGTGGGAGATAAGCTTTACATTAAGGCTAAGTTTGATGTGAATACCTCATCAGCTATCCCTGCTACTGCTCAGCTTGCTTTGGAAGCCTATGACATGGCTAATCCGACTAACTGGTATGTAGGCTGGCTTGCAGGTAAACAGTCCATGCAGGTTAAAGGTAATGAGATTTCCTACACATGGACGCTTGCTGAGAAAGACCTTAAAGTAAATGCCCTGAATGTTCGTATTGATGGTATTGACCTTAAGACATTCCCTGTGAGATTTACTTACCTGACACTGACTACCAAGCCTGTGACTGACAGTATTCCAGAACCTTCTGGTACACTGCTGGTAGGTGCTGATAACCTCATTAAGGGTACTAGAGACGGCTCTGCTAACACTTACGGAGCTCCTAATGGGAACTACCTAGGACTAGCTATCAGTAAGAAAAACAGAGGCACAGGAGCTGGTACAGCCGATACCTTTAATGCTCAGCTTGGTTACCCTCTCAATCCGGGAACATGGTACACAGTGAGCTTCTTTGCCAAGGCAACTAGTGAGATTACTTTTGGTAATCACTTGTACTCACCTTCAAAAGTATGTATTGTGTATAGTTCCACAGGAGGAATGACTACTAACATTGATGGTGATGTCACTGTGAAGGTAAACGCTAACTGGGAACTTTACACTATCAGTTTCCAAGTATATGATACAGCACCGTTTACTCCTAAAGTTCTCTTAGGGAGAATGAATGGTAGCGTACCAAGTAACACTGTGCTACAGATTGCTGGTGTGTGCTTCTATGAGGGCACAGGACCTCGTTCTTGGGGAGCTAGCTCACTAGATGTACCAAGCAATACCGATGTCACAGAAGGTATTAACAGGCTTAATACAACTGTGCAAGGACTGAGTACCAAGGTAACTGCTTTGGAAGGCAGGGCTGACAATGATACTAAGTATTATGCAGGAAATGGGCTGAGCCTTAATGGAACTACCTTCTCTTTGAATACTAATGACCTAGTTACATTCGGTGATTTAGCCTCTAAGCTAGACCGTTCAGAGTTCAGGTCACTACAAACTAAGTATAATAGTTTAGAGACAGCTGTGAAGAAGCTCCTACAAGACCTTAAAGACTCAGGTGCTTGGGAAGTTGCTGGTACAGACATTCTTGCTGGTAGCCTCAAGGCTGACCGTCATATTGCTACAGGTAATATCAACGTGTTTGGAGGAACTCCTGACGGAAACAGAGCTATCCGAACATCTAACACACTCAACGCTGGTGACCTTGCAGGAGGAGTAGAGTAATGCCAACATTCAACACAAAGGAAGAAGCCCTAACATGGGCTAAGGCTAACACAAAGTTTAAGTTAGAGAGTACAAACGCCTCTGAATTTAAAGTCCGTACAGGCTGGGATAATGCTTCCGCTGTGTGGGAAGAAAGTGCTGGTGGATTTGTAGTAGGTAAAGGGGAAGTTCAATTCCAAGTTATTCCGACCTTTGGGTACAAGGGAGACAAAATCATTATTAACAACCTACAGATTTATGTAGGTAATGCTAAGTATGAGGTTCTCCCTGTGAACCCCTCTGGTACTGACGCTAGAATGAAATTCACAGCTCTTGACCAGCTTGTGATTGAGAAACAGTTCCCTATCACAGGAGGATTTAATGAGAATGTCAATAGACCATTCAATAAGTCTGTAGAGCTTAACCTATACACCACTAACCCATCTGCTAGTGTGGCTAAGTTAGAACACAGCTGGTTTTCAGGAAACAAAACCTCTGAGATATTATTAAATTGGTCTATACCATCTGAGATTATTATTTCACCAGCTGTGCTGATTAAGCCGTGGGCTATCAGACAGGCAGCAGGAGGACAGTTCACCTCATTCACTACACTCAACAAGGATATGAAGGTCTATGGCAATGGAACATGGAAAGTACCTCCTAACTCAACTATAGATGAGAAGAAGGCTAAGACAGAAGGATTTGGAGCTAACCGTATCTACCTAGATAATAAGTGGATAGCTCAAGGAAAGGTAGGAAGATAATGGCTTCATACAAAGAAGAATATAAGGATAAATGCTGGTATGAGGATTGCGCCTGTGAGGACATCTATCCAGCAGACTGTGACGCTCTACGGAAAGAGAATAACGAGGGTATCGGAAGATACGCCTGTGCAGCCCAAAATCAGGATTGCTATGATAAAAACTTTTTTAAACGGGCTTTCCAAAAGATTGCTTGTCAGTTTGAGCATGTTATTCAGAACATCTGTGCTATTTGGGATTTACTCCAATGTATCACAGAATACCTGAAAGCTCAGGGTAATCAGGGCTATGAAACTAAGTATTACCGACACACAGGGGTAGAGGGTCAGAACTTCTACAAACCTATCATGACACGGTATGCTATCAACCTCTACAAGGACTCAGAGTATGGCTGGGACACACAGGGAGGTATTGATGATGGTAAGCGTGGTACGTTTGACCAAGACATGCACTGCTATATCCGCTGGTGTGCTGACGGTAACGAGCTCAACCCTGCTGTGGATAATACTATGACCTTTGTAGTCCGCACAAGTGGGGAAGGTTGGCCCGGTGATGAGTCTGATATGGTTAAGCAACGTGGTATCCACTGGCAAATGACAGGGCTCACTGATGGAGCTATGCCTTGCTCAGACACCATTGTGCTACCTAAAGGACAAAATATCGTGATAGAGGTTATTCAGAACAATACTTCATCAGGAACATTCCGTGTGCATAATATCAAGGTTGAGTATCACCCTATTGCAGGCACAGGGCTTCCTGATTGCTTGAAGACTCCCGAAGTGCCTAAGAAGGACTGTAACTGCTAAAAATAAAAAGACCTTAATTGGTCTTTTTTTGTTGTCTTTTTCTTTGGCGCTCTTCCCGTGCACGGTCTTTGGCACGTTCATACTCCTTAAGAGCCTTCATGAGCCTAGCCTTAGCTTCCTTCACAGTAGGCTTTCTCCTGCGTTTACCATGTCGAGTAGTAAGGGTGTTTCTAGCCAGTCCTACAGCCTTAGAGAGCTTCTTTGTCTCCTGTAGGTCAGCAATAATGCGGTAGTACATGTCTTGCTCTTTACGAAGGACCTTCTTACGCTTTAGGTTAAACTCATTGCGAAGCTTGCTCTTAGTGGACTTCACAGCGGCGAGTATCTTGACCTCACGCTCAAGGGCAACATAGCGTTTGATGGCCTCATCAAGGGAAATCTCATTACCCTCTGTGTCATAGAGAGTACCATCTTCTGCAATTACTCTGTCAGGAATATTTCGATTTAACTCGAATATTTCCTTGTCATAGGCTTCATCAAATATCTTTGTTGACATAGAACCATACCTCTTCCCCGTTTATTTTACTAAGCACAGTAATGTCTCCTGTCTTAACAGTTGAGTAAGGATAGCCTCCTGCCCATTCACGAAGCCGTTCATTTCTAGCTTGGAGAGACTCTACTGTCTCTTCAAGATAACAGTCTCCCATTTCATCTATATGTTTTATCGTATAGGAGGTTAATGTTCTCATTTTTTATCCTCTCAGGAATTATAAAATCCTCTTTCTTCATAGTAAGTTTCTTGTAGTCACCAATCACAGGAGGATACACCCTCCTATTTTGGTAACTCCACCATCTAAAGTCAATATTAGATATATAGGTTGTCAATTCACTCCTGTGTTCTAGCCTTCCGTACACATCATATAGCCTGAATAATTGTTCCTTCCTGTTAGGACTTAACCTCATGGATACCTTACACTCAGGCATTAAGTATAGCATATTAGCAAGCTCTATGTGTCTACCAGAGTATCCTGTGATAGGTTTGATAGCTTTGATTAAGCTGTAATATCCTACCCTCTTATCCACAGCTAGATAGGGTATAGTTGACATGAACGCCCCTATGGAATACTCAAAGTAGCTCTCCCTACTTCCATTCCTGAGGTTCTGTGTCAGCGTATAAGCCTCCTCAATGGTATAGAAACCTCCCGGAAGGCTGTACTCCATTATCGTATCATAGTCCTTAACATATATGTTTATGAACACAGTGAGTAGCTTGTCAAATGTATCAGCGTTTTTATATACATCAAGTAGATGTAATATCCGCTGAACATTTTCTTTTAGATAAAAGAGAGGTGGGAACTCTCTAGGGTTAAGCGTAACCTTACTATCTGTAAGACTAAGTGCCCCCTCAAATGAGTCCTTACCTCTCTCTAACCATGAATTGACTTCCTCGATAAATGTATCGTAGTTGGGATTAGTCATCCCACTCATCATCTTCATCATCATC